AACTTGTACAATGCTGTTGTCGGCTTTTAGAAACTCTTCAGTAACTACCCAAATTTTAAACAAACGTTTAACTTCGTTTCTGCCGTCAGTGACTGTAACAACAAATGAATAAAATCTACTTAGGCGTCTAGGCACTTGACTTAGTTCGCTATAGTCATAGGTCAATGTGTCATACAGATAGTTATCAAAGCCATTAGACCTAACTTCCATCTTGTCTAATGGAGTCACATCAAAGGCCGCTGTATCATACGCACCTGTAGTATTTCCGTACTCGACTGAAAATATAGGATCAGTAAATCCGTATATACGACCAGACTTACTCAACACTAGTCCTGGAGGAAGCTGACCTCCCATGGGTGCAACATAATATTCTAAAACATCCCCTGCAATAACATCAGGATCATATGCTTCTAATTGAAAATCTATGTAACTGTTGTCAAGGACAAAATATGCTTCTGCTGGCCCAACATTTAAAAACCCTTCTTTAGTAACCCACTTTGGAGAATCGGACCCGTCGACTGACATGGAAAATGTTCTATCTTCAATATCAACTCCGTCGTTTGCTCTGATGACAAATTTACTAACGGTCCATGTAATTACTTCAACAGGACTTCCAACAATTCTGCCGTTGATTAGTTTTAGTCCACGAGGAAGTGCGCCTGCAATAATAGAAAAACTTATTGGGCCTTGCGGCGAGGTTGCATTGAGAGGGATGTCTAACGAATACCTCTCGACGAATGTGCCAAGACTACCGGCTGGAGTGACCCAGATAACTGCCATTATAGTTCCTTACAACGCACCAAGATCAACAGCAATGGATCCCGGATTTTCTATAGTACCAAAGTCGACGTTGGCAAATGTCAATGCCATCTGTAAAGGATTTTCAAATAAGCCATCACATCTTCCAAAATCTAATACTGTCAATATTTGAGCCAGGTCAAGTTTTGAGTCAACAGTAATAACTGATCCCACTGCGGTAACATCAATGTTATCACCGCCTTGAATGGTTAGCCTAGTTCCGCTTGACGCATTTACAATACCAACATCGGTATCTACTCTAACAAACGCATCTGGCTGTGTTGAATTGATAATCAGAGAATTACCGCCGGCGTCGTCCTCAATAAGGATCTTTGTACCGGATACAAGTTTTTTAAATTCTAAATCAGGCCCGTTTTTTCTTTTAAAGATACCAAACCCAGTGGCACCTACGTTACTGGCAGTAGTTGTTAAACTGTCTCCTAGGGTTGCAAAATTTGCATTGACCTTTTGAAATGCGGTTCGGAGATCATCTCCTAGACCGTCATTGACTTGATTACCTAAATTTATTTGTTGTAATGGCATAAGTTACGCTCTCTTTTGTATATTTAACCTTGTTTTATTCCACCACCACTGCTAAAGCCAACATCTTTGCCGTAGGGCCAAAACATAAACTTATTTGCCTGTCCCAAAAGACTTCTGAAGTTTGTATAATCATTATTTAGATTAGTGGTGGATAATTTGTTTTCTTTAGATGCTACGTTAGATAACCAATCTTTGCATTGTTGTGCAGTTGCTCTAGGGTTTAATTGTAAAAACAATGCCAACATTCCTGTTACTTGCGGAGCAGCCATTGATGTTCCACTTATCCTACAAATTTTATATGCAGCGTTAAATGGGTATGTGCTGTTGTAGCCAGGGAATCCTGTAGAATTTGTTGAGCTAGTGATATTAGTTCCAGGGGCAGCAATATGAACTCCGGGACCGCGCTCTGATCCATATGCTATTTGTTCATTACTGCCACTAGCCGTGCTGTCGCTGTTAGCCACTAATATAGTGTCCGGACTCCAAGGACTACCACTTCTATGATAATAAATTGGCTGACCAGCGGAGACTGCTCCAAGGGCCCAACTGGTAGAATATGTATAATTGTTGTCCCAGTCTACGCCATTGGGTGCTTCAATTTTGTGATAGTAATTTCCCGCTGCTCGAACGCAAATTACTCCAGCATCAGTTAGTTCTTGTTGGTTGACATCATCTGGAGTATAGGTAAAATTGTGTGTGCTATTTACTTGCCCAACAGCACTACTAGCCAAGTTTGTAAAAGTAGTAGTTCCACGATAGGTCCTTGAAACCATTTGGCCGCCATAACCGCCATTGTTATAGTACCATCGATAACCCCAGCTGGCATTTAAAATAGTAGGTCGTTTGATTCCTGTTTTTGGGTCAACTGGTTTATTTAAATGCCATGTTTTAACTAGGTCAAATGCATCAGCTCCCAGTTGGTCATAGCGTATACTATAGATGGTAGCGCCTTTGGCCCACCCGTAGGTTTTTCCAGCAACGATTCCTGCTACATGTGATCCGTGATCGCCCACATCGCCGTAGTGTCCCGAAGGCATAGATCCAGCAACTCCAGCAGCCTTATACCAGTCATGTTGAATGTATCTAGTCTTTCCTTCGTAATCTTCCCATTCTGGATGTCCACTAACAACACCGTTGTCCTGGATAACAATGTCTACGCCAGTTCCATCTATACAATAAGGATATTGTGTTCCTGGAGAGCTTTCAATATTTTCTAGCACACATCGACGTAATCCCCAATTTACGTTGCTGTTGACTATTCCTGTTGTTCTATTAAAATCTGCAGTTTGTATTGCCCCGTAACCTTTAAGTTCTAACGGAGCAGGGATCGCCACAGCCGCTACTCGAGGATCGTTTTGTAGGACGGCTGCTTCTTCATCTGTGAGAGCATAGTGACAACAGCGTTGACTCAGATCTCTATTGTTGACAATGTCAACCCTACGATCAGGTACAAATGTAAGACCGTTGGTAGTTGACTCCATCTCTGACCAAAACTGGTCATAGTCTACGTCTTTGTTTAGGGCAACAATGTATTCTTTTGTCATTATGCAGCGGCTCCAGTATCAATGTTTATCCAAGCACCGTTTTGATATCCTTGGATTTTATTTTCTGTGGTATTATAAATTAAATCACCGTTTTGAGCAGTAAGTAAGTTTCTTGCAGTAGTGGTCAAAGATGCTAATCTAAAAGGACTTTGTGTAACAACCACAGCATTGCCTGCGGTTAGATTCAAGTTGGTCACGCTGGAAACTTCTGGAACACCAACTGAATCTGTGATAAATGATTTTGCTCTAACACTGTTTCTAACCACTAATTCGTTTTCAATTACCACATCGCTTTGGAATGTGGTGATAGGTACAATAGTAAGTCCTGTACTATCTGTATTGGTAATTGTTGATCCTGTAAATTTAACAGCACCTACAATTACACTATTAGTTGCGCCAACAATTTGTAAAGGAGTTACTATAGAACCCGCTGACATAACTTTTATATTGATATTTGAACTTTCTGTGCCATTACCTATGTTAGTAACTTGTGTATCTAAATAGGCAACCCCTAAGTTAGGACTGGCCGTAGTAGAAGCTCTAAACACTAATCTAGGACCAAAATCTCCGTTTGCAGGTGACGCTCGATAGGCAGCAAATTCTGCATTAGCATATTGCGATCCGCTAATTTTTGTTGCACCTCTAAAAATTCTATCAGTGCCAACTTCGACATTAAAATAATTTTGTGCTGGAGTTCCGGAGTATAGTTCAACAGCAGAGATACTGGGTAATGTTCCGTTCACACCAACGGTAACACTATCACCTGTGGCATCAGTGGTCATTGTAATACCAGTTCCGTTTACCAATGTTAGTGTATCGGCACCAGCGTCTGCAACTACGGGACTTTGTCCGGCTATTGTTACTGTGCCAAATGTATAATTTGTAATAGCACCAACAGATCCGTTGTAGCTGGTTACTCCGGTATTTGACAATGTAATACTACCAGTGGATGCGCTCACTCCTAGACCAGTTCCGCCAGTAAGGCTAGTAACACCGGTATTAGTCAATGTGACAGACCCCGACCCTCTTGACACACTAATGCCTGTACCACCACCAAGACTGGTAACACCGGTATTGGTAATAGTTAAAATATTAGCGCCGCTGGTAACAATACTAACACCGTCACCGTTTACCAACGATAGTGTATCACCGCTGTTTCTTGGATCTAATGTGTTGCCAGATGGCGCACTGATAAATCTCCATATACTTTGAACAATGTTAGGGGCAGAATTACTAATAGTTACTGTGGTGCCTACTCGAGTGATATTCAATCCACCTTGGTCACCCAATGCTATACTTGTAACACCAGTGTTGCTGATAGTCACTGTTCCTGTATTATTGTTTAACGAAATACCAGCACCTGCTAGTGCCGAAGTCACTCCGGAGTTGGTAAATGTTACAGCTCCTGTTGATGCGCTTACAGACATGCCCGCACCGGCCACTGCTGAGGTCACTCCGGAATTAGTAAATGTCACAGTATCAGTAAGAGCATTGGTTGTTATAGCAATACCTGATCCTGCTAAGGTTAGTGATGCTGTGGTGTTGTCAGCAACTACTGTGGCCTGTCCGCCCACAACTATATTTTTAAATGCTGCTACAGCCGGATCTTTAATTAGAGCCCCGCCAATAGTTGAACCTGCTGGCAAATTTACAATTGTGCCTGTAGAAGATATTTGGGCAGTACCTAAATGGATAGTATTACCGATTAGATATAAATCTCTCCATCGTTTACTAGAACTACCTAGGTCGTAAGCACCTGATGATCCTGGAATAATACTTGAGGATACTCCTGACAGATCAACAGGACCGCCTCCACCGCCTCCACCGCCTCCAGCATACAATTCAACAAAGTTATCGTTGATGTGTTGAAAGGCTTCGTTGATGGTGTCCCAGTATATGGGAGGATTTTTTGGATCAATAATTTTTCTAGCCATTATGTTCTTCCTACGGCAACCTCAATGGTGCCAACATGATTTGAATCGTAATTTTCTAACGCTTTACCTACGACTGTTCCTGTTCGAGCATTTCCTCCCGCTGAAACAGCAACACCTGGTATGTGGCTAGTTATTAGTAAATCGCCCTTAGCAATTTTTCCTGCAACTTTACAAGGTACACGACCTTGCAATGCTATAAGGTTCTTGTCACCTGGGCAAGCACCGTACATTGAATATGCAGCAGTATCACTGACCACGCCCGCAATTCTATGATCTTCTTTAGCAGTTGCAATTGTTACTTCCTTGTCCCCACCAAATACCAGCACAGTTCCTACTTCATATTCTTTATCGCCTTCGTAGTACTCAGCTAGGTCAGCGGAGTATGTGGCCTGCATTCTTGAACCTGCACCGTTTAATGTCCAACGACCAGTTATGGTAGCATTTGTTGTAGCAGATCCTGCTGTGATAGCAGTGACCTGGATACTAGATGCTGTAATTGGAGCAGGGTTGAAACCGTCCTGAGTTCTAAACGAGTGAGCGTTGTTATCGTAGTAGGTGGTTTTATCAGCAGCCAGGGTACCGTCACCAATCAACACACCTCCGTTACCGTTCCAACCATAAACACGAGTTGAGCCGCCAGTTGCGGATGACACACGGGCAAGTGTTAGAACGCCTGCCGAATCGGTGATCAATTTCAATTTAATGTCTTGAAGTGTAAGTGTTCTTGATGCAAAGTCACCGTTACTGTCTCTGCGTACAAGTGTACTTGCTGTATTATTAGAATCGTCTGAAATCAAAGCATAGTCACTATCTGCTACTGCGCTAGATGTGTTGACACGTTTTAGAATACCTGCTCCAGCATTGTATTGACTCTTTTTAATTGCCAGTCCACCGTCAACAATGTTGGCATACGAGACTGTGGTAATGTTATCAGTGGTAACTGAGTTATTACCTAATACAGATTTTTGTGCAATCTGCGCAATCTTACTTGTGGCAATTCCGTTATCTTTTATTGTAGCCCAGCCGTTGGTAACATCAAATTGGCCGCTGTCAAAACTTGCAAGACCTCTGTCAGCTTGTGTGATGCCAGTGGCATTGACTCTGCCAGTGGCAGCATTTAATGTCAGCTTACTTTGTGCAATAGCAGCAGATGCGTTGATATCAGCATTGACAATAGTACCGGCAACAATTTGAGCACTCAATTGACGAGTCGACGGATTCAATGTTAGCGTAATGTCACCAGTTACAGTAGCATTGATGGCATTATTTCCAGTGCCTGTAAATGCTATTAGATCAGCAGATCCAATGCTGGTAATAGTAAATTCTTGCAAATTGCTAAATGTTAAACTTCGTAAGTTGACTGCATCGGTTGGAGCAACAGGATTAGCCACGTTAGAAATTACATTGCTACCAAGATCCAAAATACCTTTCATCGGTAGCTGGCCATCTAATGCCAAGAATCCTCCGGTAAATGCTGGAATTAAATTAGTGGCAGTTATAGGAACGCCAGTGTGACTTAGTCCCAGTCTACGTTCAACGTAGGTACGTGTTGCATTTTCAGTTGGTACCGTATCAGTTGCGTTGTCTGACATTGCTGAGTCTGTGGAGAATTCAGCAATAGGAACACCTCGTTTAAATCCTAGTCCGTCTAAGTTACTTAGAGCAATCGCCGCTGCAAATGTAACACGACCAGTACCTTGGTCAACTCGGAAATACGGTCCAACGTTAAAGTTACCAAATTGGTCAGTGGTCACATAGAACACACGACCTGATCCACGCTCTTGTGTTTCTGCCGCAGCATTTAATGGATTTACAGCAGCACCATAAATTTCATTTGGATAGTTAGTGTCGGCGTATGATCCAGTACCAATTTCTAGTAAGTCATGACCAGTAACACGAGTCAACGAAATACGAATAGTCAATGTACCTGCGGCACCTGCCGTTCTCTTTGGCACAGCAGATTTTAGTGAAGGTGAAGATCCAAATGCAACAACACTGTATTCTAATGGTTTGTCCAGAGTCAATCGAGCATAGGCAGCACCTGTGACTGTTTCGTCTTGATAGCCAGTTACAACGTATTCTGTACCTACCCAAACTAATTTTGTTCCTATGATCCTAGATTTGTCCGTAGGACCAACTGGCACAACAGCAAAGTTAGTATCGCCAACACGGCCCTTTACTCTACCATAATAAATTGTTCCACTTGCAGAACCAGATGTACCAATAACAGTACCGCCTGGTGTTAAACTAATTTGGAAACTGTTTGCAGTATAGCCTGTAGAAATAACAAAATAATGTCTAGTGTCGACCATACCAGTTGGTAGTGTACCACCAACACTTGAGAATTTAATTGCATCTCCTACACTTAGTCCATGGCCGGTAACGTTGATCACTGTGGTTGTTGATACAGTAATAGTACACTGTATTGGCCCGCCAGTAAACACACCAGTCATTGTACCTGATGCATTAGTTACAGCTAGATTGGAACTGCCTAATGCTGTGCTAATGGCTATCTGCGGAGCAGGAGTTGCTGTACCTGTGGCAACAACACTCTGTTGAGTGATCGATCCAGTGCCACCACTTGTATATGTGAATTGAACAGTACTTGCCGCTGTAATCACCACGTTGGCTTGATCAACAAGACTGGTGCCAGCTATAGTAACCAGTTGTCCAGAAGTCAACCCGTGTGCTTGAAGAGCTTGAACATAAGTTGGTGTAACGTTACTGTATGTGCCAGGGTTACTTGGATAGCTTAGTGTGATAGTTGTAATGGCTGCGGTAGTACCAGTAATGCTACCAGTGGCAGTCGACAAGGTGACGGTGCTGCCACTTACTATTCCTGTCTGTGTGGGGCTTACTGTAAATTGTGGCGCCGGTGTAGTATATGACCCTGACACTGATGTTGTATTGATGGTGCCTGCAACAACAGAAGTAAATGTAAACGAATTAGCACCGGTCACAGTAACCAACACGTTGTTTTGATCAAGCAGGCCTGTGCCTGTAATGGACACAGTTTGGTTGCTTACTAAATTGTGCGCTACCACAGTAACAATGGTAGCAGTGGTGCTTGATCGAGCAACAGTACTGATCAATATTTGAGCAGTACTCACAACGCTACCTACCCAGTAAGTTGTAGCAGTTAGTCCACCAAGCGAGCCGCTCATGGTAATTGGCTGACCAACCACAATACCACTGACGCTGTTTGCTGTGATCAAGTTGCTGGTAGTAGTTGTTGCACTGATTGATAGAGAAGCAACACCAGTTACTGTTACTGCGGTTGACAAGAAATTGCCGTTATATGCACTTGTAGTATTTCCGTAAACAGAGTAATATAATCCAACTACAGGAGTAGTAGATAATGTTGGCAAACATAATGTTACAAGATACGGACCAGTTCCTGTTTTAGTAGCAAATGCACTGGCTGTTATTAGCGCACCTGTACCAGTGTTTACCGTTACTGTGTTTGAAGTTCTAGAAACGTTGGCAATAGTTTGAGCTGCGGTGTTTGATACAAATGTTGTATAATACTGAGTGCTATTAGATATACTTCCAAAACTAGTGCCAGAAAAATTAGCTCTCATTCCAGTCTGGATACCTACGACTGACGCTAGAGTAATATAGCTGCCTGTAGCATACGAGTTTGTAGCTGTGGTAGATTTAGATGCATACTCGTTGGCCTGCCAGATTGTGATATCGACATAGTTGTAGTTCTCACGCAATGTGGTTCTTGCAAGACCGTATGCGTAATAAGACAATGTTCCCGAACCTGCAACAGTGACCGCAATAGGATTACCGTTTTTAGAAGTAGAGACTCTAAATTGATTGGTAGTTAGCCCGCTTTCAATAACATAATATGAAACGGTAGCGGAAATGCCAGTTGGTAATGTTCCAGTAGATACAAATCTAATAATGTAGTTTGCCAGTAGTCCGTGTGCCGATACTGTGGAAAACACCGCAGGGTTCGCAACGGTTACTGTAACAGTGGTGTTGGCCGCTGGATCAGTGTACGCACTAAATTGCAATACGCGATATACTTCACTAGATTCATTTAGTAACAGCGCAGTAGATGGACGAGTAGCAACTTCAACAACGTCGCCAGTTAGTACTACCTGTGAATTTGATCTAATGGTTACCTTGGTAGCATCAGGAATAACATAAACTAGACCTGCTGAGGTAGTATTACCGGTAGCAGAAATATTGATTTTAGCAACACCTGCAGGGAGATCAGCAGTACTGACAGAGTTTACTGAATATCTATAAAGATTTCCATCGCTGTGGATAACCTCTAATTCTCCGTTATCCAACGGTACATAGGTGTAGTTGTTGACATACAATGACAGTCCGCCTGATGTGTTTGCATAAGCCGGCGCAGGAGAATAAACAGTAGCACCTTGCGACATATCATGGTATAGTGTAACCGGTGTAGGAATTTCTAGTGGGTCACTTCCTTCAGCAACCAGAGCATACACACCGTGAGCACTTGAACCTGCAATACTACGAATTTGTCCACCATTCAATGAATAGTAAGAAATGTAACAGTAGTAGGTAAACATTGACACAGCTTCAGTCAATCCGCCGTTAGTTACCACTAGTCCGTAGCCCATGTCGTTGATCTGTGTGTAGTCATTGGACAACATAGATCTGTTACCTGGCATCAATACTTCGTATACTCGATCAAAACTAATTGTGCCGCTACCAGTTGTTGTAATTTCTATACCAGTTAGCGATCCAGGTGTGTCAGTAATTTTAAAACTGTTTGGCCCAAAGTCTGTAGCAATAACATAATATTGTTTATTGGCTATCAACGGAGCAGGCAATGTTCCTGTGCTACTGAATATTATAGTGGCACCAATTTGTAAGTAGTGGCTAGCACAAGTGAATACGCTTGGAGCACCTAGTGAAACAGAAACAGCTCTTAGACCAACAGGATATGTAAATGGTGTTACTTCGTCAAGAACAAATTGTGCAGTAGAACCACTTGGACTAAATGTATAATCTCGAACGTAGTTGATACGATATACTGCATCGTTTACAATAAAGCTGGCTGGCAGATTTGGAAATCTATCTAGCCCAGTAACTCTAAAACGTGTATTACTAGCCACTGAGTTTACGATAACTCTTTCACTGATTTTAAATTGCAAGTTACCAGTAAAGCCGTCAACAAACATACCACCCGCAAATCGTTGTCTACCAGTACTCTTTGAGAATGATGCACACTCTTGTGCATAAGGTGATTTGGCAAGAATTTGACCCGCCGGATCAAGCACCATCATGAAGCCGCCTTGGCCTTGTGCAGTGACCCTTCTTAGGATAACAGCATCGTTACAAAGGAACACGTCAAGTTGATCGTTGTCTTTTGGATAGTTTACACTATTCGAGTTGCTGATAACATCAACAATAGCAGAAACTAACGAAGTTATAACTGCGCCGGATCCTGTTTCTGCCGTATATGCAAGATCAATGGTTTGACTTCTAAGAGTATTATACACAGGATCAATGGCAGTGTTTCCAATAACCTGTTGCGCCAAGAAATCAATATAATTGATTGCGGCCACAGTTTGAGATAATTGAACTCCAATTGCAACAGAAGGATCTCCAAGAGAGCTGATAGGTCCTTTATATTTTAATGCCGCTGATATAGTTCTATTAAATCCACCATATTTTAAATCATAGATAATAGAATCAACAATCAAACCAACGTCACGTTTACATAAATCTGAATTGTAGGTAAATGCACTATTGAAAGGTGATGAGTTTGTGGCAACTTTGTGTGCGATCCATGCGATTACTTCTTCTTGCATGAATTCTTTGTTTAAAGATACTAACTCTGCGGTCGATGTGTAAAATCCTTTATTGTTGACTATTGGATAAACCGGTTGTGTGCTGTCACTTAGATAGTGATATCCAAATAATTGAGAGGCCGTAGTCAACCCGTCAAACGTCATTTCTCTTCTAAATTTTTGGAATACCCATGGACTTGAACTAGTACCAATTCGTGGTCTAATAAGAACACGTCTAAATTCGTCACCAATCAACGCAACGTTTTGCGGAATCTTGATAGGAAAGTTTTCTTCGTAGGTGCCGCTTTCTACAAACACAGTTAGCTGAATGTTTTTAGTTACATCACCGTAGGATATAATTTCGCCTATCTCAAATCGACCGTATTTGATGTCAACGTCAAAAATTTCATCGTTGCCATCAAGGTCGCCCTGATGCGCTAAGATTTGTGCCAATGCACCCGAAGTCTCGCCTCGTAAGAATAATCCTTCTCTTATGTCCCTTGCTCTAGTAGCAATAGCACTTGGATTAGTCACATCGCCAGTAAAGTCTGTTCTAAGGCCTGCGGTGTAAATTTTAAATCTTGGTAAGTCTACTGTTACAGTAGGTAGTGCTGAAAACCCTGTTCCTTTATCTGTAATAGTGATTCCAGTAATTGCACCGTTAGATACATTGGCAGTACCAAATGCTCCTGAACCTGTTAAATCCCCAACGCCATTAGTAATTCGAACAGAAACTAAACCAAAGTCTTGTCCGCCATTAGTAACTGTAATATTGTTTACTTTGTAAGTTACATCAAACTTTGCACCAGTACCAAAGGCACTGTTAGAAGTTGTTGGTATTGCTGTGCTTCCAGGCAAAGTTTCATATACACCGGAAGATATAATTTTAAATGTAATAACACCGCCTGGGTTGCCAGCAGTTGATAATACTTCGACCGTAGTCTTTACACCAACACCGCCGTTCAATTGGATTTGATCACCCACTTGGTAGTTAGTACCACGAGACGATATTGTAATAGTATCAACACTCATGAATACTTTACCGATGAATCCTGATCCCGAATCTGGCGAAGTAGAAATACTAGATAGTTCGCATTGGAATTGTCCGTTAGCGTAGGTCAATACTTTCTTGTAAGGACCCATCTCTACACGGCTTTCGTTGACCAATTCCTCTGCACGTTTCATTGCTGCTTCGATGGTTCGATAAGCATAGGCTAACGCACGGCCCTGCAACGCAGGACTTACACCAGGACGCTCGTCTGCACCCGAAGTTGCTACATATAAGTTTGCAACAGATCCAAAGGCACTATTGTCAACATAGCGTTTGGTAGCAGCGATTAGGCCATCATAAACAATGTCGTCTTCGGGTTCCGGATCTCGCGATAAAATCAACGGTCCGGTCATTGTTCCAAAATCTGGGTTAGTAGTTTGTGTTCTTGGATCTACAGCATTGACACCAGCACGAGAAATTTTAGTATCTGCATAGAATTTGTTTACAGCTTCGTGCTGGTATAGTGGCAATAATGGTGCACCGGTAGTGCCCATATCAATGATTCTATATTGTACAGCACCACTTCGTGTTCGTAGATTACCACCTAATTTTGGATTAGGGTCGCCGGAAATTTCAGCAAACAATGTGCTAATTGCAAGCTCGTTTGGATTGGTAATGGTATCTAATTGAATACCTGTACCAGCTTTAATCTGCTTAAATTGCAGTCCTGTTTCAGTGTTGTTTACTGTTAGGAAAGCGTTTTCTTGACCTACATAGGAACTAGGAGTATCGTCTAGACCTTTAAATGTAAGTTTGTCGCCTAAGCCTAACGAGCTGTATAGCTCACGGAAGTTGTCGTTTACTTTTCTAAACGAGTCGCGAATGCTGTCGCCTGTGCCGTCGTTGCCTACCGCACCTATATCAATGATTTTTCTTGCCATGATCCGTCCCAGTTAAATGGTTTCAACTAATATTTAGCCCAAAATTTTATAAGCCTAATGTAAATACTAGATGTTTTTAAGAACAATGACAGAAATATTTGAGTATCAACGTCCTAGTAAGCTGGGCATTGTACACTCGTATTCAAGAAAAAAAACTGTGGCTGTGTTTCGTTGCGACAGTTGCGATGCTTTATTTGATAGAGAATTAAAAAAAGTACAAAAGAAACGTTTGAGTAATAACTATTTCCATTGCTGTTCAAATTGTGATGCCAAGCGATTTGCACAACGTAAAGGAATAGAACGCAAGAAAATTTGGGATATGCCGGCTAGTACTGAATTGCCTGTAGGAAAATACTAAACTCTAAAACTTTCGCCACACCCACAGCGATCACGTTCGTTTGGATTGACAAAGTCAAATCCTTCATTGAGTCCGTTGCGGACCCAATCTACAGTTAGCCCGTCTAAATAGGCTAAACTTTTAGCATCGACTAATAATACAAAGTCCGGATGGCCAAAATTAGTAACACCTACTTCGGCAGTATATTCGTCCACATATTCAATAGTATATGCTAACCCACTACATCCAGTAGTTCGTACACCTAAACGGATGCCAACGCCCTTACCACGTTTTTCTAAATTTGTTTTTATCTTTTTATATGCTGCTTCAGTGACAGTAATCATACTTTTGCTAAACGATCATTGACCACATTCCAGTCAATAATCCGCCAAATATTTGTGAGATATTTTGCCTTGTCCTGTTGATAATCTAAAGCCCAAGCATGTTCCCACCAGTCTATCAGTAGTGCAATTTTCATATCTTTAGCGTATTCGTGATTGTGAATGATGTTTATCTTGCCAGCAGTATCCATATACAGCCATCCAGATCCTTGAATACTCATTGCTTCTTTTTCAAAAGCTTCTTTAAAACTATCAAAATTATTGTACCTGCTGTCTATAATTTCTTTACTGAGCCCCGATGGTTTATTGGCTGCGATTGCCGGGGTCAAATTTCCAAAGAACAAATTGTGCAACATTGCACCGCCATAATTAAATTTGGCATCACCTTCGCCTGCATTATATCTTTCAAAGTACTTTTTAGCAAGCCCGCTAAAATGATAATTTAGAGTGTCTTCGCTCATAACAGGGGCTAGATCAGTTTTGTCAAACTTTAGCTTATCCTGTGTAATCTCTCGATTATCAGCGTTTTCTTTCAAGAATTTAATAAAATGTAAGGCCATATCAATATTTAGTGTAAATAAAACTCATAAGGAGATTTCGACATGATCGGATTTATTAAAAAACTATTTGGCTCTAAGCCAGCGGAAGTTGTTGCAGAAGTTCCATACAAGGTTGAAACACCTGTAGTTGAAGCAGCACCTACTCCAGTAGCACAACAGGCAGCTGAAGCAGTTGTTAAAAGCATTGCTCCAACGGCACCTGCTAAAAAGGCTGCACCTAAGAAGCAACAGTTTGCTAAAAAACCTGCTGCTTCAAAGACTGCAAAGCCAAAAGCCCCAGCTAAGTCAAAGCCCAAGGCTTAAAGACTGCTGATGAAGTGCAAAGCTGGCTAAGTTTTTAGCCTTGCTTTCGCACATGATGTCAAAGTCTTTTCGAAAACTCAAAGCCCATTCATTCGCTGCTGTATTCCAGTAGAAGTTTGAATGTGCTCTGAGTTTTTGTTTTTTGTATCCGCTTTCAATTAGCGAACCAAGATTGGGTAATTCGTGTCGGGGATGGTCAATAATAACATCTTCCCGTGAAACACTATAATGTATAACAGGGCGCACACCGCGCCAACTATCAATAATCCGTTTAACACGGTCATCACTCGCTTCAATATATTCTCCTGTGTGTACCCAATGGTGGTGTATGTCTAGAACAAGAGCACAATCTTTCATTAGTTCAATGCTAGAATCGATACCCCATGTCATTTCGTCGTTTTCAATTGTAATACAATTCCGGGCTTCGGGGGTAAGTCTTTTGATGGCAGCTTGTATGCCTGCGGGGCCGGCTCTACCCGATATGTGGACGTTGATCTTAAAGTCCTGAAAGGTGCGGCCATAACCCATCCATTTTGCCATATTAGCATGATATTCGAATTCCTCGATTGATCGTTCTACAATATCCGGATTATCGCTTGCAAGCACAGTAAACTGCCCAGGATGGAAAGACAACCTAACACCCCTCTCGCGAGCCAGATCTCCCACGGCTCCAAATCCTCTTTCGCAATATGCCCTAACATCGGGAATCCGCCAAAACCGGCTCCAAGATGGCTCAGTGAAAACAGGCAGGATATCGCTGCTGAGTCGTACCATTCTAAGATCTTCATGTTGCTCTCCTACTAGTTCTACTAGTTTACGAGTAGCTTCGATGTTACCTACCATTAGGTCCCATAGCTTTTGTTCGGCTACTTCCTTAGTCTGTCTATTTAACCAAGCCACAGTGGTGCTGCCAGTATTATACTGTTTGCAGTTGTCTTTTTGTTTGATACCGTTTATCTGTGACGGGCCATCAATCCACTTACAGGCAAAGCCTATTTTTTTATGCATTTTTTACTTTCGCTGAAATCACATTGGCAATACGGAAGGATCGCCATTCCTTTTTATCTAAGCACCAAACATTTAGTACATCTGGGTTGATCTTCTTTTCTTTCTTAGGGGCAGGAAAGTCAATAGGGTTATCGGTGTTGGTAAAATGTGGAGCAGGAATAGGATCAGGAATAAACTCTGCCTTGAGTGTACAGGGCATTGATCGTACCTCACCGTTGACTTTGGTAAACTCAACAATGCACTCATTTTCAAGAAGCAGAGTGCGTAATGCTTCGGGGGTAATAGTATTTGTCATACTACTAGTATAACATCATTACTGCCAGTTGTCAACGATAAAAGGGTCTCTAACATCTTCAGGTTTTGGTTCTCCGTGGAACACACTTACTGCACAATGCTCTGGGATGTCCGGGTTCCTAATAGTTTTAAACAATCTTCTAGGAGTTCCAAAATCAATTTCATCTCGATCACGTATTTCCCATTTGTAACTCATGATATAATTTGTAGGCCAAAAGGTAATTCGTTCTTTAGCCAATTGCCAAATCCAATCTTGATCACCGTGTAGTTGTTGTGCCCGTTGAAAGTTTTTTTGGAATTGTTCAAAAATATCACTGTTAGTTCCGCTAGGCCAACTCATTACAGAACTGTTTAGCATGTTCCATGACGGATGAAATCTTCTATTAAAATCTCTAATGCCAAGGAATTCTTTTGAATATCCTTTAACTAATATATCTAGGTTTCCGTGTATTACAACGTCAAGATCAAAATATAATATTCGTCCTTCCAAATTCAAAGAAGGATCAAACATATAAACTTTGTGCCACCAAGGTCTTGCAAATCCTCTATTGGGTTGCACAATGCTAATAACTCCGTCTATGGGTTTTGAATCGTCTGTGAGACAATAGAACTTATAGGGTTCTGTAAGATGTCGTGACACCATGTTACGTAGTTTCTCAACATATTCGGGACCATACTTGGATCCAAATCTAACGCATAAAACAGATATCATAAATTACCAATGTCTAATAGTGTTTGCTATAATAAAACAACAGGTTACAACGTGTATAATAACCCAAAATGTTTTAAAGAATAAAGCCCATCGAGCCTCTTTCATTGTAAGGATGGGAACATCCGGTCTGTCATCATCGGTGTGTCCCATCAAATGCCCAGTTGCCCGAGCCCAAATCTTTTCTACTGTGTTCATTATGCCTCGTAGATTGCACTATTGGCCCCATGTTCTGCGCACTCAACTCGTACACAATAACAACGATCGCCAGTCTTTTCTCTGATCAAAGCGTCGGCAAAATTGAAAGCATGTTCAGCAAACTTCTCTGCTCCTACGCCATCAAAGATTCGGATCTCTGCTAGATCCAACGCTTCTAGTTCTTGGAACTTGGCCAAGTGTGGATCATTTTTATCCAAGGCCAATTTGTGATCAAAGTGATCTTCCAGCCATGCCTTGAGCGGTTTGAGTCCGCCAAAGTCTACTGCCCAGTTTTTATTGTCTAAGCTATCACACCCAAAGGTGAATGTGAATGCTAGACTGTAGCCGTGTAGCAGGTGACAGTGACTGTGATCTGCGTTAGGTTGACGGAATACCGCTGACAGACCAATATTGTGTCCGTAATGTTTTGTTGAAAGAAATTTTGCCATCTCTAGTCTCCTTTGTAAGGTAGCAAGTTTGACGACATGCAGAGTTTATAAAGCGGGATGAATGACGTAGAAGTCCGCTATTGATATAGTTTACAATCTCTGTTAGAACTTGTCAAGCGTTTTAAATTCAACATTTGCCAATTTCCAACTATCTGGTAAAGACCAGTCTGCGTTATTGTACACCATGAAATATTTAGTAGGGTGATGCTTGAATACCATTGATACTTGGTAGATCCAATAACTTGGATCAACTGCGGCACTTCCAATCTTTAGATAATTTTCAGTACCTTTATACACATTGTTTACATGAGAGTTATTACCATGTAGATCAAATCCCACAACAGAAATACAATCAAAATCTAATTGACATGCTAATAATAATGCCAACGGACCACTGCCCCAATGCCATATGTCGTCTTCTCTATTGATACCTTGATAGGGCAATTGATCAATGGTAAACACGTTGGGGTATGCAGTAAATTCTTCTCGCCATTGTGAGCGTGTGTAAATTTTGGTGTTAGAGGAGTTTGGATTTTTTAATGCTTCGTAGACCATTCGTCTATCGCAACATACAAGAAAGGGCACAATCATATTACGATGGATAGCATTGCACCCTATTAAATTTGTTCTATCAGTGAAGTCTACAGCAGTTCTACTTTCACCGTTACCGATGACAATAGCGGAATTCATTAGTTGCCTTGTTCTTTGATCTCGCCAAATGGATTCCACTGTCCTGGGTTGCCTGCTCTAGTGCATACCCAACCTACAGTTGTGCCAACACGTGGATTTGAATTCCATACTATGTCGCCTGCGGTATAAGATCCTTCTGAAGGGGCTTCTGTTGCATACAATTGAATATGTCCGTTTAATCTTACAGGACCGTTGACATGTAGATCAACAGCTGGATCAGGCACTTTCACGCCTACTGCTAATTTTCCATGTACTGTAACAGTGATAGGATTTTTAGTTGGATTACCAAGGTCAATGTTTCCGCCGGACTTGATGGTAATTCTAGGAGTATCATCAGTAACAATATCGAAATTGGTACTAGCAAAGGTACCAATCATTCCGTGCATAGTATCAGCACGAGTACCGATCATAACTTCAACAGCCATGTCCGCTACGCTTAGAGCAGCATTTGGTTCTTCAGTTCCAAGACCTAAACGATCAACGGAAGCATTGTAGAACATGTACTGATTGACAGTTAGATGTCCGTCAACTAACAGGCCTTTTAATCTGCCAACTTCTCTAAGATTACTTTTAGATACTGTAGGGCCTAGCTCTTTGCTATCAAGAACTTTAGTGCCGTCAATCAATAGGCTCTTTTCTTTTGCTAAATTGATGCTTTCAGAAGAAAAGAACTGATCTGGATTACCGTTAAAAACAAACTGTTTAGTGTAGCCCTGTCCGCTAAAAATCATACCCTTACCGTAGTTGGTATCTGATTTCTTTGCTTTGAATTCTAGGAATCTAAGATCCTGGAACACCACATCTTGAGCGGTTTTTGTAGCCGCAAGCTCATGTAGTGCTTGGCTAATAATGTCGATTGGGTTTGGCGTAGTTTGATCGTTCATAACGATATTTATCAAACTACGCCAAACTACATCATACGACTTTGAGTAAAATAATGTCCTCGTTGATACGGCCGTTCATTTTAGTATCTACAGCATTGATATCTTCTAAGAACTTGCGTAACTGTACTTTGCCGCTATCTTTAAAGGCTTTGAGCTGTTCTGCAGGTTTACGCAGAGTTTTCTGTACACTTTTAAACTCGTTAAACCCTGTAATAGTAGTACCTTTAATACCCAACTCTTTGTACTCGTCAGCAACATACTTGCCTAACTTTCTAGATTTAGTATTGTAAGTCCACAGTTCTTTAGTACCAATAATATCTGCAGGATTTACACTGACCAATTTAAGTGTTTCATCGGTCTTTTTGTACTTGAGTTTAGCAACCAGTTTCTCTTTAGGTACAGATTTTTTAGCACGTGGCTTACGATTTACTTTGGCTTCTTGTCCAAGCATGTCGCAGGCACTGACAATCTCTTGATAAAATGCCGTGATCTTTTTCAAGTGTGCTTTGCTTAAATGACTGTAGGCTTCTTTAAGCTGTTCATCTTTGGTAGTGGCTGCTTCAATCAATTCATCTAGATCGCGAGCATAAAAGTCTTTGATAATACGAGCATGAGCAGCTTTAGCTTCTTTAGCTTTCAACAAGTTTAAAACTTTAAATGCCTTTGGATCAAATGTTTCTGGATCAGTTTGAAATGCTTCAATTGCTGTTTCAATTTCTTCAGTCATTTTGTAACTAGCTTCACGAACACGTTCTTGAATACTAGGAACGTATACATCTGGTTTAGCTTCAACAACAACGTCACTGTCGTCAATGTCATCTTTGCCTTCTGCTACAATTTTGCTAATAGAATTGGCCAACCAAACAGCAGTACTACGACCTTCGTTAAAGTCTGCACGTACAGGAGGCATACCTTTTAACAAGCAGGCAGCAATAGCACCTACAGTGGTACCGCAACGATTGTCTTTGGTTTTTTTGAATTCTGTAATTTGATCTTTGGTGTAACCGTTACGGCTCATCCAATCAATAACTTTAGGTTTGAGTTCTTTGCCACCTGACTCTAAACGATACCAAGTCATTGCAGTATGGAAGTGACGTAAGAATTGGCTTTCATCCCAAGCCTCATGCCCATCCCACTTTGGAGATAGGTCACGTCCTTTAGAGGCACGGGCTTCTGCTAAATGTTTTGCTGTGGACTTTGTTGCCATTTTATCACTCCTAATAATTAAACAATACTTATATTATAACACCGATTGCCATGTTTGTCAAGTGGCATCATTTTGGAATTGTTTAATTGCAACACTATCGCCTTCTTCATTTTCTTGATAAACTGTAGCACTTATGAAGCCTTCCTCAAGACTTTTTTTGGCTAGATCAAATGCTTCTTTTTGGCTAGCAGTTGTATCAATTAGTTCGAGTTGGCCGGTATCATCTTCTGCCCAAACTTCATAAAGCATATAGCTCATTCTTCATCATCCCACGGTGTAGGGAGCCATCCTAGTTGTTGTAGATCCATTCTAATTTCATCGGTTACTGTACCTTCTGGAACATATCCTTTGTCCCCGTGTACGTCTCCGTTACCCAATCCTTCGTTCCCAATTCCGCTACAGTACCAATCAATGTAGTCACCTTCTTGTCGCATGTCTGCCACAATGCCGCCTGCTGATCTCCAGCTAGCACTCCAACGTTGATTTTTTAGGATAGGTAATACATCTAGTTTGATAAACTGCATGTTACACATGGCAGCATATAGATTCTGAGCATAGGTCTCGGAGTTTCGAACTTTGGCACACATCCATTCGCTAATGCGCAGGTCGTATTCCATATTGTCTTTTTGCCATTCTGGATCTACGAGATTGGCTTCGTCTTGCTCTTTAGCTGACTTCCAAAAATTTTCATAGTACTCTGGAATTTCGTCTCGGCCATCTTCTTTGGCACGTTCCTTTGCTTGTTCGAGCTGAAAGGTATGCCGTTCGGGACTCTTACTTACATTAGTCATACACAGTCTTGTTCTTCAGCCAGCTTGGCAGCGGCTGATTTTTCTTTGCGATCATTTCTAAATTTTTCAACATCATCTACTGCACTCAAAAGAGTGTTAGCATAATTGTACGCTTGCTGGCGAGTTAGATGTACACTTGATTCTGTATCAACATACCCTTTGGTTAGCAATGTCCAAATATGATCCCAACGTTTCTTGGACCAAAAGTTTGTTTTACCTGTGGTGTACACAGTAACAATAATATCATGGTCATCTGCTTCAACCCAAACATTGTGATTGTGAGTTTCGTCACCACAATTGCAAGGTACTCGATAGACTCTCGAGTCACCCCAGTCGTTGGTCTTCATGATGCCTTCTGCTGGAATTTGATTTTTCATTGTACTACAGGCTTTTCAAAAGTGTGAACTTTGTTTCTACTAGCTGAGATGCTGTCAACCATTTGATGGTATTCTTCGTCGGTCAACCCGGTTCTGTAAATGCTCAATGCTTGAGCCATCATAACCGCGGCCACTTCCATTGGGCCGTATACTCCAACCATGTGGTCTGTATACTCTAAATAGTTATGGTATAGTTTTTCTAAGTTGTCAGTCATTTTTTGATCTCTGATGTTTATATTCTCTCTTGAGCCAGTACTTATATGTGTTCCAATATTCTTTTATGTTATAGGGTTTTTCTCCGTATGTCAAGTGTTCTTCAACATTTTCTGTCCAAAGTTCATGCACCCACATGCGAAACGGTTTCATTTGCTGACTCATAATAATTCCTATGCTGGACTAAAGGGCCACGAGTTTGACGGCTCGGGCCTTGTTTTTAATTCAACTTCTGGCTCCACAACGGTGCCATCGCTTTCACAAAGACTAACTTGAAATGGAGCAAGTATTTCTACCGCACAATCTTCTTCCTGCCAATCATGTTCGCCGTCGTAGAGCCAACCTGCCCCACCTTCGTAATAGAGCTCTTTGATTTCTTGTTGCTCCATTTCGTCAATATCGTCACTGAAATCAAACTCAACACTGATGCTGTCGTCAAACTCACAGCCCCATCCTGCATCTGGTTTGGCATAGGCAATTTTAGAATCCTTGTACGGCAAGTTACAATCCATATCTTCTTCGATAAAGCCTTGTCCCCAACGATATGTTTCGTCTAGGTTAAACCAACTAACTGTACCATCCGCATTTTCACGGAACATCTCTACGTGATAGATAACGCTTTTCTTTTCAAGAGGTTTAATTAGATACACTCTACTCATGATTATTTCCTTATGTCCAAAGTGATTCACGAATTTTGATAAGACGAATCATCATGGCTTCGTCTTCTTTAGTATAGGCTGCTTCAATCTTTTGTAGCAACTTGTGTGCCTTATCGCTGGCCTTTTTAAGCACTGGATCTTTCTCAGCACTGAAACTTAGTCTGCCGCCATTGGCCATACGGCTTGCTTCACAGGCCGCAGTCCAACCACTTGCTTCGTAGGGATCGGGACGATTGCGATAGGTCACAGTCCACCAAGTGTACAGTTCGATAATTTCCTTAGCAGCTTTGGCTTGATATGTAGGAACAGCTTCAGACTTTTTGTCCTCGTCTAAAAATTCTTCGTTGGTCAAAGTGCTTGCCCATTTGAGATATTCCATACCCGCTTCTGGACAGCGCCATGTGCGCCAACGTAACCATCCACTACGCCACCATGGCACTTCAAACTTAGTCTTAGCATCATCGCTCCAAATGCAGTGATGCCACGCTTGTTCTATTTCGACAAAGTCAACGAGTTCGTTAAACAGGCATGGAAGAAACCTGTTACCAACATCCTGCCATTGGCCGGGCTTGATGTCCCTAGGGTGAGCAGTGAGACTATGACTGCGACTAACCCAACGGTTATTGATATAGTAACGTACATCATTTAATTTATCCGGAATGTAGTAAACAAAATTTTGAAGATGGTCTAGCCCTTCTTCAGCGATCCAATAACGAATTGGATATGTAGTCTCAGCAGTTTCACGCCAAGCGTCCCACTCTTCGCTGGTACCACACCCAAGTTTGGGTGTGCCGCGCAACCGATCTGCAAATTTTGAACATGACCAATAATTACTACGCATTGTTATTCCTTAAAAATTATTCTGCTGAACACTTTAATTATACAATCTTTTAGAAAACATGTCAAGACAATTCAAAAATGAATCAAAATCTTTTTTGGTATCCTGCCAAATTGAGCATGACGCTGTATTGCTCGTAGGCCTTTTTAACTGCTTGATTGGTATTACGATAGTGTGCTTCTTCACGCTCTTTATCCATTAGCACTTCAAACAGATCCACAGGCCCACGATTGTGATCAGCGTAATTGTAAAATCGCCTTTCCATTTCTACTAGCGTTTTCAATCGGCTTTCTGGAATTTGGAGTGTGTAAAGTTTTTCAGTTTGGTATTCGATAATATCATTTCGGATAATATCTGCACGATCTGGGTTTGTAAAAAAGGTAGGCGGACGATACCTAGCATGTCGCTGAGTATCGTTCACTACTTTAACTTCGTAGTTGGAGCAGAATTTTTCAAGCTCTTGGCTCATTACCGACCACGTCCTGCAGATTTTTTAGTGGGCTTGTTAGTGGTAACTTGATTGCCCTGTATGCCCTTATCGGCATCTTTGGTTTTCTTTTTACCACCGGTAATCATTGCCGCCTTCTTTTTTTCTAACGCTGCTTTTAAAAAGTCACTGGTTGCCATATTATCTCCTAGTGTGAAATAAGATCGTTAGCCATTGGAAAGATAGTAGCAATTACACTAGCTACCATTCTGGCTACTTCTTGATGCTCTAATTGTGTGCCGTTAGCTGAACGTAATTCAATAAAATGAATCCATGAACGCAATGTACCGTTCATGTACAAACGGCTTACGGTATTGCCTTCTGGAAGAATAGCACGAGCCTGTTCTTTAGCAATACCACGTTCAATAGCTTCTGCATAAGTTGATTTAACAGTTTCAATAATGAACTTCTGTTTAGCGTCCCACCATGCCTGTAATTCTATATCGTCAGTTAGAATACTGTTCTGTCTATTTTTGGTATCCTGAAGACGTGCTTCACGAACAACAAAGTCTAGATCTTTTGTTGGATCAGCATAACGCTGACTAAACTCTTGGAAACTAAAACTGCGATGACGCAAGATTTGACGGGCGATATCTCGAGTCGTTGTAATTTCTAAACAAGCTGATACCATCTCGAGTGGCGACCAGTGTTGATGCTTGATGAGATACTTGATCAATTTCTCGCTGGTTTCGGAGTTATATTGATTGCTTGGGTTCGAAACTCTTGCGCAAAATGCAATAAGTTCTTGTACATCATCAATTCCTCGTTGTGCATATTCTTTCGCAGGTTGCGAGTAGGATAGTAGTGTTACATTCATTTTTATTCCTTAGATCATTATATCAAAATTTACTGCGCATCGAGGACCGTTCTTAGGTATGCCCCCGCCGTGGTACATGGTACCGTCAAACATTAAAATTCGTCCTCGCTTGGGCGAAACACGTTTTACAATTTGATTATTCTTGTTAAAGATAACAGTATCTCCGTCTGCATCATTTACATAGTATAACACAACCGTATGGGGGTAGGGCAAGTCTACATGGGGTGCATAATGCTCTAAATCAGTTTCATAGGGCATCAATAGAAAAATTCTTGCAACAAGGATTTCTTTCATAACCTTGCCAATCTCTCCACAGGCCAATTGAGGTATCAACCCAAAGTTAGGAAGATGCTCTGAAATGGTTGTGGATGATTTTAATAGATGTACAAAGCTCAACGGCGCATATGATTTCTCAACGGCCGTGTCTTCGTATTTGCATTTGAGATTTATAATGGGGTGCATGGCCTTATCACCACTGCGCCCCAGTATACTCAACTCATAGAAGTCTTGTAAATGTTCTGGGACTAGATTGTCAAAAACATGTACGGTCACTTTTGTTCAACATTTTCTTCAATGAAGCAAAGGCTTTCAAGAGTTTTATAATGCTCGTAGGCCTTTTTCAATGCGGCAAACTTTTCGAGTTTCTGTTGATCCGGAATTAGGATAGCTAGGCGTTCTTCTACCTTTTCCATAAAAGTTTTAAGACTACGATCCCCAATTTTGATATCGCTATTTTCAGGAACTTGAACACCAACGTTATTACTGCCCCAGTTGTAGCCAGTACCGGTGGTATATGTTGTACCTGTGCCAGTAGTGTAGCATGTACCAGTTGTTGTGTTCCAGTTGATGTGGCAATTCTTGCCGATAATGCCACCAACCGTTGATCCTGGCAAAGTGATAGTAGAGATATTATTGTAATTTAAATTACTTATATCGACACTAGTCAGCCCGCTTAGGTCGATGCTGCTCGAACCAGATGCACCAGTGTATGAAACAGTGATACCATCTTCCAGTGTTGTGTCAGCAGATTCAGCTTCCTCCGATGTTAAAACAATTGTGTCGTCCATATAGACTCCTGTGAAATGGCTTTAAGCTGCCTTAGCTTCCTTGCGAGCATTCTTCTCTGCTGTGATTTCATTGCGACGAGCTTTGACGCCTTTGGCAACATCTTGCAACGCCTTACGAGCACGAGTTCCGGCTGCGCCGTTGCCTGCTGTGAATTTTGCATCCTCTGCTAAGAATGCTTCGAAATCTGATTTTAATTGTTCTACTGTATTTGACATAAAGGTCTCCTTGTAATACTACCTTACTTATATTTTAGGTAGTGGTGTGGCCGGTAGGATTCGAACCTACAAAGGCGATGACTAAGTCGGTGCCCTATTCCCAAGTGCGTTTTGCAACGGACCGGAGGTCTGCCTGTTCCACTCACAGCCACAAGTATATTATATACTCTTATTTCGTAAATTCAAATAGAAAAGAACTTAAATATTAGACTTTATGATAGCCAATTTTCAAACAATACCATTTGAATCAATCGTACGATTTGGACAACGCACAATGTTATCCAACCCATTATTTTCTACAAGCTGGATATTGGGCCGCTTCTGTAATTACAATTGTTCCTATTGCTGGCCCTACGCTAGAAGTGATAAACTTGATCATCAGGATTTTGAAACGTATATCCGTACTATTGATGAAATCAAACGGCAAGCAAGGGCCAACGGGTTTAATCAATTCCACTGGAGCTTCAGCGGCGGTGAACCAACTGCTTACAAACAGTTATTGGATTTAATCAAACATCTAGACGAATTAGAATCTACGTATCAAAGTGTACACATGACTACCAATTTAAGTCCGGGAAGCAAATGGTGGAACACTTGGTGCCGCAATACAGAGATGTTACAACGTAGAAGTATCACTGCCAGTTTTCACGATGAGTTTGCTCGCGAACAAGAATTTGGCGACAAGTGTTTACAGTTGCAATACGAACTGGTACACGTTACAATCAACCAAGTAATGGTGCCAGAAAAGTTTTATGAACTGTATGAGCGTATGGAACGCTTTCACAAACGTGGAATCAATGTCACTCTCAAACCACAAAGCAATCCCACAGCGTCTGGCATAGTAGACGGATACACTGAAGATATGATAGACAAGATGCAGACTGGATTTCCACAACGTGCAAACGGCGAGGACACCTATCAGATAGCATTGTATGACGCCGATGGCAAAGAATATCTATTTGATCAAGCAGAAAGATTTAATGCCTTTGGATTTAACAAATTTCAAAACTGGACTTGTAATTCAGGATACCAAAGTGTTATAATAAGAAGTAATGAAGTAAAAAGATCGTATAGTTGTCATGATCAAATCCTTGGAACATTAGACGGAGGATTTGAATTATTCAAACAGCCAACTAAATGTATAACACCCAACTGTGTTAGTAGTGCTGACAGTAAGATACCAAAATGCAAATAGATACAGAACACTTACACTATTGGATGCAAGCCATCCGCCAAAGTCCAGATCCGATACGTACCATGGATGCCTTTTGGTCAGGACAACTCAAAAGCAAAGAATGGTTGATTACCAACTTACGTAAGAATGTAAACAAGTTTGTCAGTATAGATATTCACGGTGGCTGGGTAGGAGTGCTGGCCAGTATGTTATTTCAAAGCGATATCTATGTCAACAATATCCGTAGCATTGATATTGATCCCAGTTGTGAACCTATTGCTACCATGATGAATAAGCAAGAAGAAATGGCAGGCAAGTTTAAAGCCGTAACTGCTGACATGTGCGAGATTCGAAGCGATGCCGATGTTGTTATCAATACCAGTTGCGAGCATATCACGCAAGACCAATACGACCTATGGCTGTCAGGTATGCCCCATAACAGTCTATTGGTATTGCAAAGTAACAACTATGACATTCCAGAACATGTTCGTACAGCAAACAGCCTAGATGAATTCAAAGCACAATGCGGTATCAATGTGCTATGGGCCGGAGAACTAGAGTTACCGTTATACAAAAGATGGATGATCATCGGAAAACAATGAATATAAATTCAATCCACATCGAGCTAACAGACAAGTGTCAAGCTGCTTGTCCAATGTGTTGGAGAAATACGTATGGCGCAGGCGAGCGTCCACACATTAAAAACATAGAAATAACTCTAGAACAATTTAAGCAATGGTTTCCTGTAGAATTTTTAAAAGATCTTAAACACTTTTACGCCTGCGGAAACAATGGCGATCCACTATTAGCACATGACTGCTTGGAAATTTTTGAGTATGTCGCTGCAAATTCTAATTGCAGTTTGGCTATTCATACCAACGGCAGTCTACGAAATAAAGAATGGTGGCAACAGGCAGCGAAGGTTCTGGGCGATAGGGGCAAAGTGATTTTTGCTATTGACGGATTCAAAGGCGAGCACGAAATCTATAGACGAAACACTAGCTGGAATAAAATTATAGACAATGCAAAAACTTTTATCACAGCCGGCGGCCATGCAAGAGCAGACTGCATTATTTTCAAACATAACGAAGATCGAATAGAAGAACTAGAAGCCTACCTGTACAATATTGGATTTAAAGAAGTCAAACTAAAACCAACTGAACGATTTTACGGTAAGGGAGAGTTTCCTGTTTACAATAATAAATTTGAACAAGAGTATATTATTGAGCCTCCTACTAATTCTAAATGGACTCAAAATGTTATACGTCCTAACTTTGTTAAATTAGTTGATAAAGAAATATTTCAACAGATGCTCGATGCATCAGCAGTTGTTGATTCTGATTGTTCTAAAGGTGAAAACATCTATGTCAGCTCTAGCGGAGAATTGTTTCCTTGTTGTATTATTGGCGGCCAGCTAGAAGCTAGCGGAGATTCTATATTTGAATCAGATAACCCTGAACAGATAATTAGAAACAGATTAGGACAAAGTGCTGTAGACCTAATGGATGATTTAGGAATTCCTAATCTAAACCAAAAAAATATATCTGAAATTTTATCCAGTTTAGATTGGATGGAAAAGTTTCCCAAGCATTGGACCACAGACAAAAAGTTTGTTTGCGTTAGAATGTGCGGCAAAGATTTTAAAAAGTTAGTTTTGTAAATTCAATACCAATGCCTTTGCTTTTGATTTTGTCAATCATAGGCAAAAACATTTCAGGAAGATCACAGTTTAAAAATAATTCTCTTTCATTGGTAGACGAAAATCCGGTGATGTAATTGTTTTTAATCTGTTGATTGATAAAGCCCATCAGTTCAATATAAGTTTCCTGCTTCCAATCATAATCCCCGCCAGTAACCTCAATGTGTATTCCGGGTCTATCTAATTTAAACTTTGGCAATAGGCATCTAATATTCAAATGGATTCTGTTGCGTGGTCCCCAGTTTGATGCCACATGAGTTTTACTAGTATCCATTCTCCACAGTGAGCCATCTGCCGGAACGTGGTGTAGGTGATTGCCTGATATGTCTACCAAGAAACTGTAAGGGTTGGTCACAATAGCTAGGTGTATTCTATCATCTGGATCAGCGTGAGCAGTATAACTTTCTCCGGACTCTAAGCATAATAGTCTTGCCTGACCGATAGGCCCAAGCTGAGATAACAAGTTGCCCAACGGAGTATCAGTAAACTCATTTTTAGTTGCCCACGGATCGCTAAAGAAATCTCCAGCCATATCATTCAGCACTAATCGTTTACCAAAATTGCCCAAGGATTGAACTTGTTCAATAATAGGCTCTATAGAAATTTTGTTAGGTAGTAGTTGTAACATTAAATATATTTATGGACGTTAAAATACCCTTTAATAGTAACTGGAAAAATATTGCAATAAGCGTAAGCGGTGGTGCCGACAGTGCGCTATTGGCATATATGGTATGCGAACTTGCCAAAGAGCATAATGTTACTGTACACATAATCAATCATGTGCGTATGTGGAAGACACGGCCATGGCAACAGCACGATGCTGATCAAGTTTACAATTGGCTGTTTCAACGTTTTTATCATACAACATTTAAACGACACACCAACTTCATTGCTCCGGATATAGAGTATGGTAATATTGGACCTAATCTAACTGACGAATACGGTAAACAAGTAAGTGGAGATAATATTCAACAGCGTGCCTATGCTGAATTTATTTGTCACAAGCATGATGTAGATGTATACTACAATGCAGTCACCCGTAATCCTAGGCTAGCATCATTTAACGGTATGCGTGAACGTGATATCGAACCCACTGTCGATAACAAACATTTAGAATATATGATTCATATGGGACGTGTGGCCAGCCATCCATTTAGATTTGTAGATAAGTCATGGGTGTTGGCACAATACAAACGACTGGAAATAATGGATCTGTTTGATATTACTCGCAGTTGTGAAGGTGAGTTTGCAGATATCAATTACACAAACTATAACAAAGGACAGTATGTGCCAGTGTGTAACGAATGTTTTTGGTGTAAGGAAAGAGAGTGGGCTATTAAAGCAAATGAGCCAACTCAGGAAATGTTGCCTTGAAGTCTGTCTTACGCTGTGCATCCATGGTTGTAATGTAATCGCGGAAGTCAGGCAATAGGTTAGTATGATCTTCTGCATCCATCCAATCTAATATACCTTCCCAACGCTTCCAACCATAGGGATTGGTTTCCCAAAACTCTGTGTCTTGCGTATAGTTGTCCCATAGCCATTGCTTTAGTTCTGCAAATAACGCACGGACTTCTAGTTTATCTTCTTTGGGAAGTACACGTAGACTCAACCATGTTGGAATCCATAATAGGTGAACACCGACAAGCCCACCGCCAACGGTTTGACCAGCAGCATTTTTATCAAAGTTTAACTTTTTAAATCCGCTGGTAACTTTCCATTTAATAAACTCAGGCACATGTTTGATGTTTAATATTTGTACAGCAAATGCAATGTTAGTCTGTATGTTGCTAGGAGTATTTTCCAAGCGCCAAAGATTTTCTTCAACAGTTTTCCAATCTGTAGGGTATCGGATATAGTGTACTCGATCACCAATACCATCTAGACTAATGCCTACTTTAACTTTGCGAAACTTTTCCCATATAGAAATAATTTCTTCGTTGACAAGAATGCCGTTGGTATTATATCTCAAGCTGATCTTGTCAGCATATCCTCGTTTGATAATCTCTTCCAAGAACATCTTATGCTCTTTGATCAACAACGGTTCACCGCCAGCAAAGTATAATTGTTTGATGTTTGGAATCTGATCAAAGATCTGTTCCCAGAACTCTGGATTCTCGTGCCAGTAGTTATTGAACTCTGACGGAGTCCAGTCCATTTGTTTTTTGACCAACGGACTTTGAAAGATAGGAAATACTTTTTTATGTTCAGGCACCCACATCGAACTATCGTGTGGACTGCACATAATACATTTCAAGTTACAGGTATGTCCTAGACGCAGATCTAAATATTGTAACTTATAAGGAACTGTGCCATCTTCTTCGGTTTCACGTATAAGTTCTTGGATGTCAATCTTTTCTTCTAGGTGCCATGTGCCGGTTTCCCAGATGCGTTTACTGCTAATACCTTCTTGTTCTTCTTTAAAGCATTTGGTACAGCTGGCCGGCACCTTTCCTTCTAGCATGGTCTTACGTACACTTTTCATGTAGTCGTTGTTAAATGCTTCAGTAGGTAGATTGTGAGAAAAGTTAGCAGGCTCGCCGTCTTCCATTTTAACAAGTCCTACAGTATAGTCACCGCTGTCTGCACCAGATGCATTGGCCACGCAACAGATACGCATGTCTCCATTTGGACGAGTAGCCAAATGGATCCAGGGCAACACACAAAAAGAATCAGTGCCCGCTATCTCTGAAATCTGTCTTTGCCATTTGCCCAATTGGGTTGATTCTTCTTGTAACCAAAATACTTTATCATTCATAGAAATATTTATATGCTACTTTAATAGGGTAAATATTTCATGAACAGAGCTAGAATTGCCGCAGCGTATTCTACAGAATTTTTAGAAGTAGAAAGACCTCAACCCTTATCTGATAAAGTTATTGAACAACTGATTCAAGATGTACTGTCTGGCGCTTTAGACAAAGACATTACTGACAAAGTGTACTCTAATTTTAAAAGCGAAATGACCGCTTGGTTGTTTAAAAGTAAACTGAACACTCTAACAGGATTTGATAGTTTTAGTCGAGTAGATATTATAAATGGTTGTACTCAATTTATTGACAACATTTATATGCAAGGCCCTGTACAAGTACTACGTGGCGATTACAGATATCACGAAAGATTGGGATTGGCGTATGTTAAAGATGTGGGCTCGCTGATTCCAGATATTCCTTTAATCGTAGCAATGCCGTTTCCTAGCATTGGTGCTCCACATCAAGACATGGAGGAGATATTAAATGAATGTTTGGTTAAAAAGATTAAAGTCCACATTGACGGTGCTTGGACCACCTGTTGTCGTGATATCGTATTTGATTACGGGCATCCTGCTATATCTAGTGTTGGCATCAGTCTTTCCAAGGGTCTAGGATTAGGATGGAATAGGATTGGCCTGCGCTGGATTAAAGAAAGTAAAGTTGACGCTATTACAATTATGAATGACTTCAATATGAATCTTCGTGCGCCGGCAATGATAGGTTTACATTTTTTACGTAATCTTCCATCAGACTATCTATGGGATACCTATGGAGATACCTACTACAAAGTGTGTAAGGACTTTAACCTTGCTCCTACTAATGCAATTTACCTTGCATTACAGAACAATCAACCAGTGGGTGTGAGCCTTTTAATAAGACATGTTGCCGAACAGTAAAACATTTTGTATGCACCCATTCACTGGGTTAGCAACTAGAGAAGACGGAGCCATTTGTGCTTGTTGTCGTAGTCATCCCGTTGGATTTATTGATAAAGAATCCCTAGAAGAAATTTGGAATAATGACACAATGACTCGTATACGTAAGTCAGTACTTACTAACATACGTCCGCCAGAGTGCGAGCCTTGCTTTAACCTAGAAGATCAGGGCGTTGAATCCTTGCGACAACGTCATATACGCGGCGCAATTCCTGAAGCTAGGGTCAACTTGTATCCTAATGCCTTAGACAGCTTAAACGACGATTACACAATGCCGTTTGAAATTCCTACAATGGAACTAAAATTAAACAATTTGTGTAACCTTAAATGTCGCATGTGCCATCCGATGGACAGTACCAGTTGGAATGATTGGGGTGTAGTAAAAGAGTATTACAAAAAAGAAAACAATATCATGTATGCTATTGTTGAAGAACACGATTTAGAACGCAAACCATTTTTAGACAAGTTTCAAGACAGTCCGGAATGGTGGGCTAGCTTAGAGAAGTTGCTGCCATACTTCCGTAGAGTAGAGTTTGCTGGCGGCGAACCTCTAATGGATCCGCAACACTATCGAATACTTGATATGCTTGCACCCTACGGGCATCAAATAGAAATCAAGTATGCAACTAACCTAAGTATGCTAGGCAAGAGCAATCGTACTATTTGGGAATACTGGCCTAAATTTAAATCCGTAGCAGTAAATGTTAGTATTGATGGATTGTGGAACAGCTACGAATACGTTCGAGGTAATGCCAGCTTTGCTGAATTGATCAACAACATAAAACAAATTCAAACAATACCAAACATCAGTAGAATTGTAGGAGCAGTTACAGTGCAGGTTAGTAATATTCTTATACTAGACAAGATGATTGAATATTTCTTAAACGATTTAGGTATTATATTTCACACTCATCGAGTAGAGTATCCTAAATTATTATCAGCTCAAGTACTTCCACAGGATTTAAGAGATCTAGCTGTTAAAAGATTAGAGGCAATAAGTTTGCGTGTAAAAGATTTCAAGTTGGTGCAACAGCACCCTGAATTACTACAATACACTCTAGGGCAAATACAAGATAACATCAATTATCTAACAGCAAGAGATCAAAGTGATAAATGGAAAGACTGTGTTGAGTTTAATAAAAAATTAGATGCTACCCGCAATCAATCATTTACGGAAGTAACACCGGAGTTTAAATCGTATGTGGATGGATTATAAACAATATAAACATTGGCATTTGATTGAGCCAATCTTAAAACTTGCACAACAAGAGTTGCAGGAGTTCTTACAGACTAACGATCCCAGAGACATGGGTGATTATAAATGGTTTGAAGAACAGTACGGGCACGAGCTAGATCCCGTAATTAGAGATTGGTATGCTGTTCCCACAGTGCGGGGAGGAAAATCAACTCCATGGGGACATTTAATGCCCCAACTTGAACAAGCATCATTGGCGTTACCTGGTATATCTAACTTTACTTTAAATGCAATTGCTCCAGGAGGAGTTGCCCCGTTCCACACAGACTATGATTACGACATGCGAGAAGATCTATCAAAGGTCAACAAAGCATACGTGATACTTTTAGGTATTGACGTACCTAATACCGACGACATGTCAAAGTGCGGATTTCAGTTAGGTAATGATAAGATTATTTTTAAAACCAATGACATTGTCAGTTTTGATGGAAACATAATACATGGCTCATGGAACTATACAGAGCATTGGAGATATACTGTAAATATGGACATACAAGAGGAGTTCTGGAATGTGGCTTGATCCTAAAAAATATAAAGACTACGACAAACTAGAAGCTATATCTCAGTTGGCAAAAAGCATTGTGATAAATTCTCAAGGAGTCCCAGACGACATTGACAACATGCCAGACAACTTGAAAGGCTTTATAGCTAAAGATAATTCTCATCCTGAAAAAGTAAATTGGAGTGCTATCACAGTATATCAACGACTAGATACTTTTGAGTTTGTTGCAGATAAAATTGATCCTAGATATGTTTCTCTTAGGAACGAAATTGAAAAGATACCCTCAATCACGCAGGCTGTTATCAATTACATAGGAGCCGAGTCGATAACACCATGGCACCAAGACTCTAAAGTATACGAAAGCACACTAGACACTCAAAACTGTAGCGGAGTAATGGCTAACAATGTTGTTGCACCCACTTACCAAATAATGATTGGGTTATGGATACCGTTTTTTGAGAATGATGAGATTGCTCTTACTTTTAGAAATGGGGACACGAAGGTATGGAAAACCGATGACATCGTAGCATTTGATGGATCCTTTGAGCATATGGGTTGGAATAGAACTAAACAAGTTCGAGTATCTTTGTTCATTGATGTACTTCAGGAATCGTTCGATGTTTAAAATAACTAGTTCGTGGCCCCATCAAGATCAGCTAAAGATAGAATGGAATCTTGGCAAACGCTGTAATTATGACTGCACATATTGTCCGGCAAGTATACACGATAGTTTCAGTCCACATACCGATATCAACATATTAGAACGTACGGTAGATAAATTGTGTGAAATAGGTAAACCTTTGCGAATTAGTTTAACAGGCGGTGAGCCTTGTGTGCATCCGGACATTGAAGATCTGTTAGATTATTTCAAACGCAAAAATATATTCTGGGTCAACCTAACAACTAACGGAACTAGGGGACATCGATGGTATCTTGAAAATGAAATGTTCTTCAATCATCTTGTGTTTAGTCTACACTTTGAAAAACTAGATCAATGGGTCAGAGTATTTGATACTATTTTAAAATTTTATGACGAAACTGACAGAGACTTTTTTGTCAATGTTATGGCTCATCATGATCACATGGACCATGTTAGAACAGTTGTAAAAAAGTTTGACGAAGTAGGTATCAAATATGCTGTTCGTAGAATACGTTGGACAGAAGGTGATCACAACGTATTTGATGATTTGAAATATGATGGAAAAGATTTGCAATGGATTTTGGATCATGATGCCACAGTTAAACCTAATTGTAGAATTGATGATTCAGAAATAATACACAGCAATGATGTCATTAAAAAACATATGAATCAGTTCAAAGGTTGGACATGTAACGCCGGTCTCGAAAGCCTCATGATCAATTGGGATGGGGAAGTGCATCGTGCTACTTGTAGAGTAGGTGGAAGTCTAGGCAACATATATCAAGGTACGTTTGTTGCACCTAGCGATCCAGTTATTTGCACACGAGACTGGTGTACATGTGCCGCTGATATTCCTCTTACTAAATTTTCTTCTTAGTTAGATTGGCTTCTGGAACGCACCAACAGGATAACGATTTACATAGCGTAGGTTGAATAGTTGGATTAAACTTTTCTTTGAAGTCTGCATCATGTATGTTATACAAATAATCTAAATTAAATAACTTTTGATTACATGTGCCGGTTATATCGCCATTAGGTGTAATGAAGATGCTGTCTATTCCTAGATTACAAGACCACCCATAGAAGTTATTCCAATTGTTTAGCGATAACTCGTGGGCCGAAAGACGTTTCTTTGACCCATCTGGAAATATAGCAATGGGTTCTTTGTTAAAACTTTTCTTACGCTGCTTCCACTCTGACCAAAGATTAGGTCTACGTAGCAGTGGCTTTTTTAGAAACTCAATTTGCTCATCAGAGTAATCAGTTTTTTCTAATCGTTGTAATCTAATAGCCCATTCATACTTGCTGGTTTTTAATTTTTCAATTAGGTCCAAGCATTTATCCCAAGCAGTTGGATCCATTAAAACCTGAACTACAGTTAGTGTACCTTTTTTATAAAGTATATCTGCTACCTGAATAAAATGATCAATATCGACTTCTTTATGATGACAACTAAGAGCAGCCTTATCTATTAGGTGTGCGTTTTCTTCCCACCACCGCAGGGTTCTAGATGCATTTGATACTAGTTGTATTATAACATCATTTTCTTTTTTAACTTCATTACAGAATTTTTCAAGAGGTGCCCACATACTAGGCTCGCCACCTGCAAGACTAAGTTCAAACTTGTTCTTGTTAGTGTGAGTTTTGTAGTAATTGAACATTGCTGTGAAATTATCTGCTAGATTCTTCCAATCTTTCCTAAAAGGATATTGACCATCTCTGCTTCCTGGGAAGCAATAGTCGCAGGTATAGTTACATACTGTAGAAATTTGATAGGAAATTCTCAGGATGTTATGATAAGGAGTTACTAATTCAACGGGTTTTGATAAGTTCTTCAACTTCGATTCCAAATATTGATTTAATTTTATCAGCAGTGAACGGTGTAAGTACTAGCTCAAACTCGATATTGTTGATTCTGGGATTGTCTAACCAGAAGTCGACGGCGCTGACAATATCTTTGAATGGCAAACCGTAGTCAGTAGATTCTGCATCTTCAGCCATTGATATGTTTAGATGCAAAATTTTAGTTTTATTCTTGTACCCTAGAGAATATTTTTTGCAACGTGCCTTGAGATCCTTTTTTACCTTGCTGTATTCTATGTTTAGAACATCATCAAAGTCGCCTGCAATAGATCCTGAGCATATAATCTTATCAACCTTACCTACAAGATCGTCCAAAAACATAAGTTGGCATTCACCAACACAAAGATTGTTTACAAATAGATCAGCAGTCTTGGCCGCTTCTAATATATCTAGATATTTTTCTCTAACATCATAACCAGTAGACGACGAAAAGCCAATGACTTCCCAGCCCTGTTTGACAAAATAATCATATAGAGCTTTTCCAATTCCTCTTGTGTGTCCGGTAATAACGCATCGCATGAAATACTTAGTTAAATATCAGCATGGCTTTTTATAATGTGGTGGAAGAAATAGACATTGAACACAGCTCAATTTGTAATGCTGCTTGTCCTCAATGTACTAGAGAATTTAAACCGGGGGATTATTCCTGGTTCAACCAAACATGGTTACCTAACAGTTTCTACGAAGACTGTATTCCTCAAACAGTTTACAATAATTTGAAGAATATCTACTTCAGTGGAATGGTTGGTGATCCCTGTACGGCTCCTAATTTTATCGATGTCTGTAAAATAATAAAAAGAAAGGCCCCACACATTTACATAACAGTAAGTACTAACGGTGGAATGAAAACGCCTAAGTTTTGGACAGAGCTAGCTGAAGTATTTGGTACTATGGGCACAGTAAAATTTGCCATAGACGGCCTAGAAGATACTAACCACATTTACCGTGTCAATGTTAAATGGAAAAATGTGTGGGCAAACCTCAATGCCTATCGGCAAGCAGGCGGTAAAGCTGATTGGCAATTCATTGCCTTTAAACATAATGAACATCAAATAGAAGAAGCTGAAAGTCTAGCAAAAAGTCTTGGCTTTGAAAACTTTATTCTTAAACGTAGTAACAAGTTTTTAGTTGATGACCTATTTGGCCTAACCAATAATGGCAGCAACGGAGTTAAAATAGAACATCCTACACAAGAACAGTATGTACATCCTTTGATATTTCAAAAGGATCGTGTTAGTAGAATAAACGAAGCACTTGATATTACATCTGACAGTCCAATAAACTGTGAAGTGCGTGAAAAGAAGTCAGCATATATCAATGCAGATGGCCAATTGTTTCCGTGTGTGTATACAGCAACCTGTGTACACCTATACAAATTTAAACCTTTGCCTGATCAGTTTGCATCGTTGTGGGAACAACACGGCGGCGACAAGATCGATCTTGCTAAAAATAGTTGGGATAGCATCATTGAAGGAAACTTTTTTAATTCTATTCAGCAAGGGTGGGAGCAATCATACAACCGTGGCAAGTTAGCTGCCTGTGGCCTATTTTGTTCTAAATCTAGTAATAGGATATTTGATCCTTGCCTAATAACAGAGCTACCTAATGTATAACGTAATACTATTTTCAGATACTCCCAGCGCAGATTGGTTCAGCCGAGGTTACGGGGCCTATCGATTGGCCACTGAGCTAAGGAACAAAGGATACTCCACCCTAGTTGTTGACTTCTGTTCGGCATTAGATAACAAGATGTTTCAAGAGATTATTGATAATGCAGTTGGCGATGATACTCTAATGGTGGGGTTCAGTGTTACTTGGTTTCCATACAGACACAAAAATCTGCCAAACCCTAGATACGTAGTTGGATCAAAGAGTCTAAGTATCAACCCGTGGGAAGATTTTGACATAAACATTCACACATGGCATAAGGAAAGTGTCGCCTACGGGTTCAGCGGCAGTGATGTAGACTACTATGTAGACTATATCAAGTCTAAGAACAACAAAATTAAAGTTGTCGTGGGCGGTGCCAAAAGTTATGAATATGTGTTTGAGAAAAAACTAGATAACATCTTTGTTGGATACAGTGAAAATCAAATGATGGATTATATCAATGCACTGTCTGGCAAAGGTCCTAAAAGATTGTTTAATAAAATTATCAATTACGATCCAAAGGCACAAGTCGGCGAATTTGATTTCAACAATTCATTTACTAACTATCAGGAAGAAGACTGCCTACATCCAGAAGAAATTTTAACATTTGAATTTAGTAGAGGTTGTATCTTTAACTGTACGTTCTGTAGCTATCCTCATAGAAATCAAGATACTAGAGATTTTGTAAAGTATCAAAATGTGATAAAGAAAGAGTTGATAGACAATTATGAGAAATGGGGAGTCTATCGGTATGTGATTACTGATGATACTTTCAATGACTACACAGAAAAATTGATCCTAATTAAAGAAGTAATTGAAACACTGCCATTCAAGCCAGTGTTCTGGGCCTATATAAGATTAGATCTAATCAGCAGAAATCCCGAACAAGCACAGTTGATCAAAGACATAGGCGTTCAAGAGATATATTATGGTCTAGAGACGTGGCACGAAGACACCGCCAAAATTATCAAGAAGGGCGGCAGTAGGGCCAAGAAGATCGAAGGTATGCGTATTGCCAAGGAGTGTTGGGGGGACGATGTGTTTGTCATGTGCGGCACAGTTATTGGACTACCACATGACACGGTAGAAAGTATTCGAGAAGCAAGCGAGTGGTATGTTGAAGAAGGTCACAAGTATATTGATCTGTTTGGGCACAGTCCTTTCGCTCTTAGAGAGTTTGGTGATGCACAAGATTATATTTTTCAGTCGGACATAGAAAAGAACATGGGCAAGTATGGATATTCGTTTCCTGATTCAGAAAATTATCCTCTTGCATGGATTAGAACTGGCCCGGGTGATATTACCAGCAAAGAGTTAGCCGACAAACTCATGGTAACTTATAACACAATGATGTCCCCTCATTGGAATATTCACAGATCGTTTTGGGATTTAAAGAACTTGTTTGCTGAATTTGATATAGAACACGGTTCTAGAGTAGACTACTTCTATAAGTTTGTATCGGAAAAATACTTTCCTAAAATGATAGCAAAGCTAAAACAAGCCAAGTAAGTTTTTGATGACTTTCCATACCAGGATGTGTTAGATCTCTAGCAATATCTACTGTTGGAATATCATTAGGCATAATCTCAACAATTTTTAAATGTTTAGCTTCTAGATAATTTACGGTTACTGTTCTTAGTACATCAAAATAATGTTCCATGTATGATGTAGAAGCTACCTTCTCATACTCTTTCCACATGTCACTTGTGATATAATCGGTATTATCTGTTTTGTCACCCCAAGGTCCTATAGGAACTATTTCGTTTTTATTGTTCTTTTCAAACTTTCTGTGTGCTTGCGGCCACTGTATGACCACGGCGCTTGGAGAAATCTTTATTTCATTAAACCATGCAGATAAGTTTTGTGCCACTAGGTCAGGTCCAAATCCATTTAATGCAAGATTGTAATAGGGAATTCCAAGGTCCTGTGACACTTTGTATGCATAGGTATCTTCCAAGGCTAGTGCAATGCCTTCTGTTATACTGCATCCTACAAATAATATGTATCCGTCAGCTAGACGATTAGGCTCTACGGATCTATGTCCGTAACTGTTACGAATATAAGATACTTCTTTGTCTCTATAGATCCAGTCAGCAGGCTGTGTAGCCAAGTTCTTTTTAAAGTTAGCTTCACTATCACTTCCTACCCTACTAAAGATAGCACGATGATCTGGATTTCCGTAAATGCCGTTGTGACTGTTAAACATAATTTTTAATAAAAGGAAATAATTCTCTATAATTTGTATTTCTTGTGCGATCGTAAAGTTCTAATACACGAGTTCTTTCTTTTACAACACTATCAAAGTCGGTGATCGGAGTCTTTAAAAATCCTTTGATCGAGTATATAGCTTCAACTAGTTCCTTGTTTTCTTTAAAAATCTTATAGTCGGCATGGCTATTCATATAATCGTTGACCATAGATACTATTGCATCCTTTTGATCTTCCTCTAAGTACTGAATAGAAAAATAATTAGGATAAAATACAAAGCCAAAGTTGATAATAAATCTTGTGCCAATTCGTTGACTGAGCAGTTCCCATTGATCGAATATTTCTAGAAGATCAAAAATGTTAAAGATACTCCATGTTGTTGATAACTTCTTTTCAATGTGTGTGAACTCAAGTACTTTATCAATGTTCTTTTTAAAATGATTGTAATCTGCAGGGTATCTTATAAATTTAAATTTGTCTGCATCAACATGATCATAGCTGATAGTCAGCATAGGCTGTTTAAAAGAATTTAAATGACGTAACATCTTGTCATTTACTGTGGATAAATTAGTTATGATGTTTAACATCATAGATTTAGCATAGTCTTTTTCCACGCAATATTCTAATATTCTTTCTGTAATCTTGTTGACTAACGGCTCACCACCTACTAGGCTCAGCTGAACAGCAGTTTTTAATGCAGGATCAAGATTGTTGACCAATTGCTCTACATCAATGTTGGCTGGATTGTATTGCTCTAGGTCAATCTTTAGGTCTTTAACACGACTATTAAAAAATTTAATCAGTCCAGGCGGACTAACTCCTTCACGGTCCCACTGATCTGCCTCGGCTTTATGCAATGAACTTGCACCAGGGTAACAGGTAATACATTTCAAATTACATAAGGTACCTATTTTAACATCAATGTCTAGGGGCAATGATGACAGTAGGTAACAATTTTCTAATGCATCCTTTACAAATTTTTTATAACTAGGATACATGGAGTGTGATTCGTCTAGTGTCTTCTGACGTTTACTATATACTCCGTTTTCTTCTTGCTTCCAACAGGTAGCACATGCAGGATTTTTAACACCGTTCAATAGGTCCTGTCTAAGTTTAGCATAAAAGTCACTGTTCCATACACTAACTATATCATCTTCTCTCATGTTATAGGCAGTACCGTCGTACTTAGGAATCAATGTCTCTTCGCTGTAACAACAGATACGATAGTTACCGTCGTTGGTAGAACTGATATGCGTGAAGGGCAGTAGACAGAATGTTTTCTTATTCATACACTGCCTTCCATATTTTTTCTAAAGCATTATCGGGCCATTGGATGTACTTATTAAATGCATGATACATTAAAGTTTTGATATCAAGTTTACCTTTAGACGATATAGAGTCAATCAATTCTGCACGATCAGCATTTAGTATAGGTCGATAAAATTCAACGTCAACAGGACATTCAATATAATCAAATGCTGTATAGAAATTAAAGGCATGTATCTGCCCGTTGGTGTCTGTATAAAAATATTTAGGGTAGAAACTAGGTTTGTAAAATTCTTCAAAATGCATATCTTTAGCAATTTGCATCAGTTGGTCTTGCCAGTTTGCGGGAAGAGCATCCTCGCAAGTATTATCATACCATTTGAAAAATATTTTTCTATTGGCTGTATCAAAGGTGATATCTTCTGGGCACCATGCATAGTCTTGTAGACTAATGAGAAATCTACGTTCTCGTCGATAACTAGAAACAATCAAATCATCTGGATACCTAGAGTCGCTGGGATTAAAATCCATGCAAGCAACATTACCGTCTACAGTAAAATTATAAATCGACATATAACACTTCATCTTTAAATTTTTTAATACTGCGATCTATCAATTCTTTATGTTTTACCGGATCAATAATGCCTGCTGTATTGATAATCAATCTTACTCTATCTTTCTTCTCAGCACCATGATGCACAGTATCATTATTAAATGCATAACACGGCCAACTAGGATTTAATTTTGGATAAACTCTTTCGCCTTCTTTTTCTTTACATAAGAACAAACTAGATTCTGTCGGGTTAGTGAGGTGAATAAAAAATCTACGTGGTTCTTCTATAGTCGAAGCACGATCATCAAGGTCGTCTTTGTGTGGTTCGATGTAGCCTATTTGTGTTTGTATAATAGCAACAGTAAGTTCTTCAAACGGCATGGCTTCTATAGCCGCAGCAATTTCAGGAAAGGTTTCTTTGAATCCGGGATGCCAATACTGCTTGCCTGTGTTGTGTAATTTATGTATATGCTTATCGAGTTCGACAATAGATTCACTGCTAGTCCAATCTTCGATAGGAAAACAACTAACAACAGGGCAATGTATATTCCAATTTATTTGATATTGATTATAATCAGTATCTTTGATCCTATGATCTACCACCCAATCTATAATTTTTTGTTCGTTTGGTAACACAAGTTCAATATCTAACGGAGTGTAAAGTATTTCAGTATTCATACGCATAGTATTTAGTGGCCTATAAATACCTGATGAAATATATAGGAAATTGTGCAGATGCACTAAACTGGGACATGGCTGTTAGTAAATGCCAAACAGGTCAAACTTTAACATACAATTTAAATTGTTTTCCTGATACGGAAGGATTTAAAGAGTTAGACACAATTTGGCAGCAGGCCGGATTCAAGTATGACGACCCAGCTATCGAATGGACTAACTATTATGCTGAAGAATTTGGACAAGATATAGTTGATAAATTTTCTAGCATAGTAAATGCTACTCCGTGGATGGTGTGGATTAGTAAAATACGTCCTGCACGTATGGCGCCTTTACATAAAGACGCACATTCTAAAATTGATGAACTTTTAAAACTAGGAACCCCTGTTAGATATACCTGCTACATACAAGATCCAACAGATGGCCATGCCAGCATTGTAGATAATATAGCAATTTATAAAGCAAAAAAAGGCGACATCTATGAATGGCCCAGTTATGATGCTTGGCATGCCGGTGGCAATGCTGGATTAAAAGACAAGTATATGTTTAACTTTTGGGGATATAAATGAAGTATATCGGCAACTGTCAAACAATAGACTGGGATGGGCTGATCAAAACATTGAATCAAGCAGAAGGTAAAGTGTTGACATACTCTGCTAGTGGCAACAATTTAGATTTACAATGGCAACGTGCCGGATATAAGCACGGAGATCCTGCTATCGAGTGGGTGCAGTATTGGGCAGACCAGCATTTTGATAAATCTATTGCTGACCTATTTGGCGATTGGGCTGGGGCTAAACCTTTTTATACATTCGTTAGTAAAATACGTGTGGGGAAATTTATACCTTTCCATACAGATCACATGAAGGATCAAGATTCGATTCCGGGAGATCCTGTAAGATTTAGTTGTTATATTTCTCAATCAAGATTAGGTCAGTTGAGCATGGTAGAAGATTGTGTGATTCACGGCACCGCTATAGGTGATGTATGGGAATGGCCCTCACCCTCGAGCCAGCACTCAGGTGTAAACGTAAGTGACCAAGACAAATATATGTTTAACTTTTGGGGGTATCGATGAAATATCTAGGTAATTGTTCTAGTATCGACTGGGATAAAGTTATTGCTGACTGTCAAGCGTCGGGTGGTAACACTAATGTATTCTGGGAGAAGCTTCCTATTCACAATGAAATATTTGAGATGATTGGAAAATCTTGGAATGATGCTGGCATTAAAAATTTAGATCCTGCTATAGAGTGGAAAACTTATTACTGCGGCAAAGAATTAGATCTAAGTCTAGGAGAAGAGTTTGGCAAAGTAATAGGAGCTACTCCTTGGTACTGCTGGATATCACATATACGCCCTGGAAAAATGATACCTTGGCACATCGACGATCGACCAACGGGGCACGGAGATTCAGCAAAACTAGGTGAAGACGTTAGAGTTGTGTGTTACATCGAACCACCAACTATGGGGCATGTTAGTATTACTGATGAAGATTGTGTCTACATGCCCAAGCGCGGTGACATGTATCAGTGGGATAGCTATAGTTCTTGGCATGGCGGAATCAACATGGGATTCACAGACAAGTGGCAGTTTAATTTTTGGGGCTATCGATGACCGAATTAAAAGAAGTACAACTAGGTGAAGCTTCTAGAACTGTATTATCAACTAAAGGATATTGGGTAGAAACAAATATCGGAACCCACCTCGATATGTACATGGGTAACAGTGCATACTCTTGGGGATATCAAGATCAAGAATTGATAACTGCACTAACTGATGCAATGTCTATTTCATTTGTTAGAGGAAGACAAGGTGAATCATGCAACTTACTAGATAGAGTCAACGCTCAGCTGTTGTCTTTAACTGGCATGGATAGCGTGTTATGGACAGTATCGGGTTCAGATGCGGTTGAAGCAGCATTAGAAATTTCTTTTCAATGGCATGCACAGGTTGATAGTCGATTTAAAGTACTCAGCTTTAACCCTGGATATCATGGGTGTACTTGGCTACCTAAAGCAATGCGTAACGAGAGGCAGTGGGACGAATATATTGTAGTAACTGATGCACCGTATTGGCACACATTAGGCCAACAAAAAGATGCTGAAGATCAAGCATGGAAAAAACTCATTAAACAATTAGATGCTGACCCTAATATTGGCACAATTATTATTGAAAGTTTACCATGGCTTGCAGGTATACGCAATTGGTCAACTACATGGTGGACAAATATAAGGACCTTATGCACTGAAAAAGGCATACTTTTGTGCATTGATGATGTTGCAGGCGGCTTTGGTAAAGTATCGGCAGGTGCAAGTCACGCAGTGTTTGGTATTGAACCAGATATCATTGCGGTAGGGAAAGCAATTACCGGTGGCCATGTTCCGTTGAGTTGTGCATTAGCACATAAAAATTTAACAGGGGTGTTAGAGGAAAGGAGATGGTTCCATGGGCATACTTGGCAACCATATGTTCCTGGGTTAGCAGTAATTGAAAAAATATTAGAACGTGTTGATCAAAGTAAGTTTGACGAGCTTGTTGGTAAATTAGATACCTGGATAAAGCACTTAGAAAAGGATGGCCTTATAATAGGATGCCGTGGTATTGGTCTAATGAGAGAAATGTTATTGTCAAAAACTCTATTGCCAGGTAGTCTAGATCATGTAGGCCTAGTAACTAATCAGTTATACGAAAATACTCTTGGTATTATTGTGCCACTAAATGCAGACGATACTTATTGGCATGAGCTAAACTCTCGAGTTAGAAATCTTTTAATTTAGATTTAATTAGATCAGCTAACTGTTTATGTCCTAGAGCTGACAGATGCTCGTGTGGCAAACATTCAAAAGATCTTATCATTAGATCTTCGTCGGCGTTTAATAATGATGTGCTTAAAATTCTGTGTAGAAGTTTGTCAAAGTTATCTTTAATAGCAGTATCAGGATCTATATACAATTGAAATGGCTTGGTATCTTTTAGTAGTGCATACCACAGTGATCTATCATAGAAAAAATAACGATATTGAATACCAGCATTTTTTAACTTGTTAAAAAGAGATTCGAGTATCAACAAATCATTCCAAGCATTGAATCTATCAGATTCATATTTTTTATAAAAGTCTTTTATCTCAGACCCCATTTCTCTATTTTCAAAGAAATACTCTGCATGTTCAATTGATACGCTTTTGACAGTTTCATTATATGATATAGTTTTACCATCGGCAGGTTGGGTAATTTCTATAATGAGTTTTATAGATGGATCAATTTCTCCATTATCGAGCATGGAAATAATTTTTAAATATGTTTCTAAATTACGTTGTCCTACTGCTGAAAAGTTTTTAACTTCAGCATCTTCTAAGAATGAAGGCCATGCATGTGTCCTATTATATTTGATTCTATCCTTTAACTCTTTAGAACAATCTCTAGTATCATGGTGAAATGCTCTCCAATATTCTTGAAGATTAGTTCTCACAGTAGCCATGACTATATCCATGTCTTTATAGTTGTCGATGTGTGCTTCTTCCCAAAGCTCTAGTCCATGGCTAAAGCAAGATCCAAATACATATAATTTATTTTCCATGTTGATATTTATGGGATAAATTTATATATGATCGCAATAACTGGACATGCCAATGGCATTGGTAAATCTCTCTTTGAAAAATATCCCGGATCTATAGGATTTGATCTATCTAACGGTTATAACATTGACACCGACATCGACCGAATAATTACGGAAAGTAACCATTGTAATGTGTTTATAAACAACGCCTACTATTATAATCGCCAAGCAGACTTATTAGAAGCATGGTATAAACAACACAAAAATCACAAGTTTATTATTGTGAATATTAGCAGTATTGCTGCGGATCAAAATTTAGATATTGAAAAGACATTGCCCCATCTTAAAAAATATGCAATCCACAAAAAGAATATAAACACATTGTCCTTTGATATAAATCAATCAGACAGTATATGTAAGAGTGTAGTTATTATGCCCGGCATTGTTGATACTAATCTAGTAACTCCGTATGATGCAGAGGTTGGACAGACAGCCATAGATTATTTTACAAAAATAAAAGAAGCAGGGCATATTCTGGAAACTGCAGATGTAGTAAATGCTGTCGACATTGCCATACAATCATTTAATGCTAGAAGTTTTATTTCATCAATCACTATATCAAATTTATGATTGGCTGTGATATTACTTTAATAACAAGATTTGATCTAGACCTAGACCAAAAGGCAAAGAAAATTCTCACGCAACACGAGCAGGTAGAGTTTGAATCTAGTGCCAATAAAAGAAATTATCTTGCAGGACGATGGGCAGCTAAAGAAGCAATTTTTAAAGCCACAGGACGTACAACCAACTTTAGTATCTTAAATGACCAAAGCGGCAAGCCCTATGTTTTAGAGGATCAAAAAATCAATGTAAGCATTAGTCACGACGGGGACTATGCTATGGCTGTTGCTTGTTTAGATAGTTGATAAGATCAGTAACTGTTAAAATTTTATTATCTTTAAAAATACTGTATTCTAAGGTGATAACAAATTCATCTTCGACATCTCGTAATACTTCAACTAAATCAAGACTGTCGATGTCAAGCTCTTCCCAAGTTTTATTTAAATCTTCGGCCGTAGATTTTCTTAGAATAATATTATCGATAATACGCTGTACACGTTCAGTTACTGTCATAAATTACATAGTCCTTAAATTTACTGATGCTACGTTTAATTAGTTCTTGATGCTTTTCAATGTCCAACATCCCGGCTGTGTCTAAAATAATTCTAATTCTAGTTGGATCATAATCTGCGGCATGCATTACATCAGCATTGTTAAAAGCATAACAGGGATAACCGAATGGAATTTTAGGATAATATTTTTGCCCATTCTTTTCTAAGTACAACATACTATGACCTACATCAGTTAGACTCATAGTTATTCTTTTTGGTTCTATAAGTCCGTCACCTTCAATTGTGTGCAAATCATCTTGATGCGGAAAACTAGGGCCGCGTTGAATTTTAACACTAGCTCCTGTTAGCTCCTTAAATGGTAGTGCTTTGATTGCCTCAACTAGTTGAGGAAAGAGTTGAGCAAACTCCGGATGGAAAAATGTATCGGCATTACCAACAACTTGATTTTTTAAATAGTCTTCAACTTTGTACAGTTCTTTAACATCTCGCCAATCGTCAGGTAGCATACAACACGCCACGGGACTGTGAGTAAACCATCCTAATTCGTATTGCTTGTATTCTGTTTGTCGGAAAGTATTTGCTTCTGCCCAATCATAGATTTCTTGTTCGTCTGGTAAGTTGATAGGAATATCTAACGGAGTAAAAAGAATAGTCATGGTATATTTAACCACTAAATATTTGCATGAAAAAATTTAGTCAAATATTGGCATTCGGTGCTAGTCATGTTGCTGGATATCAGTTATTGCCAGTTGATTATAAAAAATTACAATACGGTGCAGTGAGTCTTGATGAACTCGATGATCAAACTAAGCCTCTGGCATTCCCTCAACATTTGGCTAATCTATTGAATATCCCCTGCATCAATTATGCTCGCACAGGAGCGTCTGACGATCGTAGTTTAAGATTACTACCAGAGGCTCTAATACAGTATCCAAATAGTCTTGTTATATTTGCATGGAATACTATACATAGAGCAGAATTTTTTTATCCGGACAATGGAAAGTTTTCATCACGAGATAAACAGGGATATTTACAAGTAGGCCTTCAATGGGACGAACGTGATTCTTGGTGGTCAAGATTAGGAAGTTATCTAGAAAAAACCAATAATCCTTTAAACAAAATATTTCTTAAAAAATTCTTTAGGCCGACAGACGGTATCAATAATTATAAACTGTTTAACAACATGTTATATTTTGAAACCATGTGTAAACAATATGCAGCCAATTACAGACATTTTTTCATATCTAATGACATTGCTGTAGATGCTCATTTGCAAACAATATTATGGGATTCGTTAGATAAAAGCAAATTGATTAAATTTGGAGTTGATTCAAACTTAGGATACGGATCCTATGTGTCGTATCACGATCAAAAAAAATCTATAAAATTAGATCAAGGGCACTACGATCTAGAAGCACACAAACATACGGCAAGATACATTTATGAAACTTTGGGTATTTGAAGGTCTCAATAACGACCGTCCAGATATAAAATATTTTTTAGAAAAATACATGGAGATTACTCCTGACGTATTATTCTGGGATAAAACACCTACATGGTATTGTGCAGATCATTGGGTCAGTGAAGTAGAGGCTGCTATCGCTGCCCACGGAACCCCAGATCTAATGTTAGGGGCCAGCATGGGCGGGTTTGGAGCATTGTTATTCCAACCTATTATTCAAGCAAAGAAATGTATTATATTTGGGCCGCAAGCCGATGCAAGATATGAGGTACTAACAACATTGCCGGATGATAATTTCTATTGGGGAGAACGTATGAAAGTTCACTACGGAAAAGTTATACCTGAATACAGCTATGGCGATATTGACATATATTTTGGTCACGGTGATTGTGATAAGTATCATAGACAGCTATGCATTGACAAAGGATATAGTATCATCGATATCGATACTTCTATACACTGTGCTTTTACGCACCTGTTTGAGACAGATAAATTGTCAAATATTATTAGAGAAAACTTATGTTAGTAGAAAAATTAAATTTTACAGTAAACGTTGATGAGATACGTGCATACTTCAAGACGCTTCGAGACGATCACAATGAACGATTTTGGGCTGCAAGAGAAAACCTAGAACAAATTGCGGATGGTGCGAGAGATAGTTTTAAAGATCACAACGAAGGCAAAGAAATTGATGTTGCTGGCTGGGCAATTCAACGTTGGGAAAATGAAGCAAAAGTTATGGCACCACATCCTAACATTCTAAAAGGATTTAACACCAACGTCTACGAACAAAAGATAGAAGATGTGCAAGGACAAACTCCTATGCTATTTGGAATAGCACAAAGAGTCCTTGATCTATTTCCAGAGGCTAGTAGAATGGCGCTGAGTGTGATTACTCCGGGTACTGTATTAAAGCGTCACAATGATGAAAACTTTTTATGGCGTGTACACCTGCCAATATATTCAGAGCCAGGTAGTGTATGGATAACTGAAGAAGGTGAAACTCACATGGAAGTTGGTAGTGCTTATCTATGTGATACTAGGGAGTTTCATAGTGTTAGAAACGATAGCGGGGCTGTGCGTGTGCATCTATTGTTTGCATTACCGGAAAGCAGTTTAGAAAAACTTAAATCAATTACAGGACAGTTTTAACATGCTTGAAGCATGTAAATTTAGATAGGTCCATATACTTTTCCCAACTCCACGGGGTCCACGGATCATTCTTTAACTGATCAAACAGTAATATTCCTCTGCATACATCTCTGGCATGCATATAATAATGATAGCCCATAGTGTCAATATCTTCACTATGATTTCCTTTGGTAAAATCTTTACCGTCGAATCTCATTTTACTCCACTTGTGGTGTAAGTCTTTGTCATCTAATAGGATCATCCCACCACGACCAACTGGAATGCTTTTTTTGTGGTGGAAGCTCAGACACATAAATTGCCCAGATTTGTAAGTATCACGCTCCCAATGTACTGCACAATCCCAGATCGGGTATGGATCCATTTTGTACATACCTGCCCATTTGATATCTTTGAATTGATAGGGAACTCCGACCTTCTCCATGGTCATTGGAACACTCCAATAATTCCAACTAGGAAGAGTAATAACATCTTCTTTATTTGCCAGTTCTCGCAAACACAACTCTAATGCGTGAGTGCAACTGTCTGTGCTAACGGCATAAGGTGCTCCAAAAAATTCAGCAACTGCCTTTTCAAAATGGAATGTCATAGCATCATGTTGCCACCATTCATATCCATATTTTTCTTTTATTAAATCAAATTCGAGTGTACGTAGGTCCATGAAAATATTTAGTGATTGTAATCTAGCGTAAATAGATTCATGAAAGCACTATTAGAACAGCTCAACTTTACTATTGATAAAAAACAGCTAAAACAATACTATGATCGAGTGGTCGGTGAATTCCAAGATCATAAATGGACCTATCAACAAAATCAAGATCAAGTTAAAGATGTGTTTTTAAAAGAATACGTTGGTAAATCTAAAAATAAGACAGCCGGGTACGGATGGGCAATTACTACAAATAATCTAGATCTCAATTCAAAGACAAATATCCCATGGCAAAATATTCATAAAGATTTTCAGCACGATATCAAAGAACTTTCTCCAGAAAGAGATACACCGTTGGTGTTTGGAATAATTGAAACTATCAAACAAAAAATTCCCTATGCTAAATTGATAAGTTTATCAGTGTTTCCTCCTAGCACCGAATTAGTCCCGCACAAAGACGAACCATTTTTACTAAGAGTACACATTCCTATATGTTGTGACAAAAAGTCTTTCTGGTTAAACGAGGACGGATATCAGTCTTTGGATGTAGGCCAAGCCTATCTATGTGATACTCGTCAGCCACATTCTGTATACAATGACGGCAACACAGATCGAGTCCATCTATTATTTGCTATACATCAAGATCACGAAGAAGATATTAAATCTATCACAGGTACATTATGAACAACAAAGTAGAAAAATTAAATTTTAAAGTTGACCTATCTAAACTTAGAGAATTCTACGACAGCATTTCTAACAGTCAACTGAAATGGTCTTTTTCTCAACAACGTGAACAATTGCATCCTATAACTGTAGAGAAGTATAACGGTTACGATTATTCAGGATTGCCCTACGGGTGGGCATTGACTAGTCCGTACGACGATGATCAGCCTGCGGCACCATGGGCCATTACTAATTTTGCTCCGGGATCAAGTAAACGCCCAACGGCACTCATCCAAGGAATAGCAAAAAGTATTTTTGATTTGCTACCTACAGATGCATTTGAATTTAGTGTAACAGTACATCCGCCTGGAGCAGAAATTGTTAAACACAGTGACGGGGATAACACTCTGCGAGTTCATATTCCTATCCAAGGCACTACACATTTTATAATTGATGATAACGGCGAAGAAACGTACAAGTTAGAATGTGATGGTAGTGCGTATTTGATAGACACACGTTTTCAACATAGGACCGTAAATCCCTTAGACACTGATCGTGTTAGTTTATTGTTTGGGATCCCACCTAGCAGTGAAGAAGCAATTAAACAGATTACTGGATACTTAGTGTAATCGCTATTCTAGGAACATCATGATCAATATGTTCTACACTGTGTATTTTTTGAACATCTAACTTATGCCATTTGTTTTTTAGTATACGGTGTTCTTCTATCAGTGTTAGCCGTTCGTAAGGAATATATGTTTCGGAATAAGATTTGTGAGATTTAAATTCTTCAGTAGGTTCATAAAAACAGGTTATTGTTTCTGGGGAAGCAGAAATAATATAATTATATGCAATTTTGCGGTAACCATCCACGTGCGGTAATATCTGCGTACCGCCGGTCATTATCTGAATACTGACTATATCATATTTTTCTGATATATTTTTAGATACCCAATTTTTTAACTCCAATGGTACATCTAATAAAAATATAAATTCTGCTGGATTGTATTTCTCTCGGTCTATCCCAAACAATGAGCATCCTATAGAATCATCCCAATTTATATTCGATTCGTCTATAGGATAGTCGTCGTAGGTATGAGATGTATCTATGTTGTTTATATAATCTAAAACTAATAGTTCTAAATCTTTTGGAATTTGCGGCCAGTCTAAATAATCAACCATTAGTATGTGTCCAGATGATCGATGCCTAGTTGTTTGCGGAACGCTTCTGTAAACTTGCCGTCGATACGTAGGCTGTAACTCTGTTCCATAATCTTTTCACCGCCGTGCCAATCAACATCATTCCACCATGCAGCTCTAGTATTTAAGTATATCTTATTCTTAGATTCAGGATCCCATAAGTAAAAGGCTTTTTTAGTATTAGGACGAACATGTATAAACTCGTTGCGATGAGGGTTGACAACGTCAACACCATTCTTGGCATCCAAGTCTCTGTGTTCAAATGGAATACCATCTGCTTCGCAATGAAAAAATATAACACGACCGATGTGTTCAAATACTGTGCCTTGTAGTTGCTCTACCCATTTAACTACATTAGGAAAGTATGCGGCTTCTTCGGTAAGTTTACGAGGAGCAGTACGATCGTCCCACGAACCTTCTTCCCATAAGAAATAGTATATGTAGGGATCATAAGCACCCATTGCCATTTTAAGATAGCGTGTAAATTTGTTACGTTGTTTATAGTTATTAAAATCTTTAAATAAATCTATGCCACCCTGGTAGATAGGATCATCCTCAGGCAACGCCATAAATTCGTCCATGGCTTGATAGATAGGTTTCCAACTAAGTTTATAACTCATATTATCAAATGAGAAACCAGGCTTCATCCATGTACCCTCTTTGGCAAATTCTCGTGCGTCAGCAAAGCCTCGAATTATCTCTGGTTGTAGTCTATCAAATTCTGCCATATCAAGATATTCTGACATGTCATAATAGGGCTGATTGTTTATACCTTGTATCATATAGTCTTTGCTCGTTCAATAAAATCTTGTGGATAATTGTTGCTAAAACTAGCCCAACACAATTGATTTAAAGTTTCAAATGATTGAGGTTCGTCCCATTTAATTCCTAGCCCTTCAATGTGTCTACGCATTTCTTCCTGGCGAGCACTGTATATATGACTTTCAACATCTTGTATGCTAATTAGTTTTTCTCTATCGTTATACGTGAAAAAATAATTGATACTTTTAAGTTTACCGTTTACTACAAAATAGCTGCTAGGATGCATACTGTATTTCCAAAGCCCTAGACTTTTATGAGCTTTAAAAATCTCTAACATTTGTTCTTGCCAGTCCGGTAATACTCGATCATAGTTAGCCATGTCGCAACCGGCCTGTTCCCAAAAGTCCGGCCCGTCTATTTCTAGATATAATTTTTGTGCCTTTAAGTCTATGTTTATTATTTTTGGAACTAATTCAGGAAATGCGTTTCTCATTTGGGTAAGATAGTTTACTTCACGTAACCATTTTTCTTCCATCTTGTTAGGATCGACTACTTGATTCTGACCTTTGTGATATTCACTATCATTATGGTACCATTGTACAAATATTGTCTTATCTGAATTTATAAGACTTGTGTAGATTAAATTGTTTCTACAAGGACCGTGGCCCGGAACATTGTTATAGTAGTAGTCAAACTTTTCCACTTAAAACCTCCAACTTAGGCCAGTCTTCGTGTTTAATAACAAAAATTAAACTAAAACGTTCAGGGCCGTTGTTCCATGTTTCATGCTGACGCTGGGTGTTCAATGTGTATAGATGTCCGTCAACTGGAACATTAAATTCTAAAAACTCTTCGTCAGTTTTATAAAACTTAAAAACGCACTCTGGATTGTTTCTAATCATGATATGTGTTACATATTCACCTTGGTCATCATGTTTAAAAGTTCGCCCACCGGTAGGTTGTGCTAATATTGCCCACTTGTAGGCAAATGGTATTTTAGCCTTTAATCGTTCTATTATTCCAAATGACAATGCTGTTGGTCTGTTGTAATCTAATTTTGGAAGATTACTTATGCTTTCATTTAATGGTGGACATACTGCATCTAGATCTACTAGGTTACTATCAATTGCCCATCCACCATAACTATCTTGATTAGGTTTTTCTGTAAATGTTTTCCACTTCTTTTCAGTAATTTGATCTTTGAATTTGTGAACAGACCATTTTTTATCTGCGTAGGCTGTTTCTACAATATTAAAATATTCTGCTAATTCTTGTAGATCAACATGTAGATCTAACTTTTTATAATAATCCATTTTTTATCTTTTCAGCAATCGCATTGGCAAATTTTTCATGTACTGGTTCTGATAAATGTAAGCCTGGATGTAAGTAATCAGCATCAACATCGTGATAGTGACTCATGGACATGGTCTTATCGAAATTGCGCCAGCCGAGTTCGTCAACCAGTTGGTGTTGTATTGGATATTGAATTTTTTCTAATAGGTCTTTGATATGCAATTCGTAAGTCGATTCTACAAATACAGGCGGCTTTCCCGTAATAGATTCCACGGTATGTTTTATCATAACCCAATGTGTTAAATATCTTAGGATCATATCTTGTTCAGTTTCTATATTACACCAAGCATTGAAGAAATCTTTACGTTTAGTTTCGTTATTTGGACTGCTGTTTATGTTTAGGCATAAATCAGGATCAGTAAGATCAAATGTCCCAGTCCGTACCCAATCAGTTAGTTGTAACATAACAACATCTGGAATACGGCCTTCACTTCGCAATCTCAACAAGTCTGTTTGTACTGTAAGGGCCACTCGAACTGTACTAGATCCAGCAAGGGCGTTTACTTCCATATCACACCCAATTAAATTCTTTAATTTGGTAGGCCATGCAAGTTCTTGATCTTTGGCTTTTAGTGCATCCGATCCAAATGAATTTTTTTCAGTTTTGAATATCTCGCTTTCTAACCATCCAGCGGCCTTTTGAAAAATAGTTTCTAAATTTAAAAAATTAGATCGGTTGATTAGCCCAGGAGGAATGTGTCCTGGATACGATGGAAGGATTGGGTGGCTGAGTTCAAAACCAGCTGCGTTACTATCGCCATTTACATATATAAACATACAGATATTTATGAACAACTCCCTTTGAAAAAATATAAACTGGTCAAATGGTCTCAGGATCTAGATTTAGAGGCTTTCTACAACAATGCTAAATTACGTGGATTTGAAAACAACTCAAATCAGCAGTCTCTTGTAGATTGTTTTTTAAAAGAAGCACATGCTCAAGTTTGGATATTGTATGATAACGATAGGGCAATTGGAAGTGTTGCGGCCCACAGTCTAGATATTCTTCCAAATGCATATAGAATATGTGCAAGGACCTGCGTACTTACAGATCAAACGCACTTGTCCCATCTTCGAAGTTTAAATAAAACTATCAAGCAACATCAAAATATTACAGCACAATATTTTATTCCTGCTTGCATAGAATGGGCAGGTAGAGATAAACAACTATATATTTCTACAAATGAATCATCAGTGGGATCTCAACGTGCTGTGCATACGGTCTATTGTCCTGCTCTAGAATCAACTGGTGTACTATCAAAGGATTATGTGTTACAATATAGAGGACACGAACAAACCTTCTGGCGATTAAATGTAGAAGAGTTTTATAAACAATTAGAGCAATTTGGCAAATGGTAAAACATAATGTATATGTATTGAGTTTTAGCGGGTGGAATGACTTCATTCCGGTCCTCTGGCCAAGTGCAAAAACACACTACGAGTTATATGGCAACTATCCAGAAAAATATAACTGGGTATTGCCCACGGTTGAATTTTATAGAGACATCCAAGAAATCAAAGATGAGATCAGCAAGAACCCACCGTCATTGTTTGGTGTGAGTTTGTATGTTTGGAATTATGAAAAGAGTCTTGCCATCTGTCGTTGGGTTAAAGAAACTTGGCCTGACTGTATTGTAATGACCGGCGGTCCGCATCAATACTTCAAGCATCACGGAGATTGGTTTAAGACTCATTGGTTTATTGATGCTAGTCTACCTAGCGAAGTCTACGGAGAGATAGCCATCACTGACATTCTCAATAATTACGAGAAAGGCAAAGTTAAATGGAATGCTGTTGAACAGATGGTATATCCTAGCAAGGATAAGAACATGGTTCTTCGAAGCCCCAAGGCAACGTACAAAAGAGACTTCGTATGGAATTTCTCATCTTTTGACACGCAGTATTCAGCAATAAAGCAGTACAGTGATTGTTACTACAGTAAATTCCCTAATGGTGCATTACACTCAAAGATAGAAACCACTCGCGGTTGTCCATATGAGTGTACCTTCTGCGACTGGGGCGGTGGTGTTGGCACCAAAGTAATTTTAAAAGATCTCGATTGTGTTAAACGTGACATCGACATACTGTTGGCTTGTGCCCCTACTAGCATTTATATCTGCGATGCCAACTTTGGTATAAATCGAGACAGAGATGTTGCCATCGTACAATACATAGCCGATAAAAAACAAGAATCAAAAGATCCAAATTTTCCTAATGTGCAGTACGGTGGCTTTGCCAAAACTAACAAACACTTTGACACACTAAAGACTATATTCACTATAGAAGCTGAAAACGGCCTATCACAGGTTTATAAAATTTCACAGCAGAGTTTCAATGAAGATATTTTAAAAAATGTCAAACGCACTGACCTACGTGCTAACGAACATTTTGAGCTTGCAGAGTTTATGCGTACTACTTACGGGTACGAAGCCACGGTTGAATTGATTATGGGATTACCAGGAATCACTACAGACATATGGTACACAGAGTTTGATAAGCCTTATGAATGGAATACTCTTGTTAGAGCCTATGAATGGTACTTGCTCCCAGAGGCTGAAAGTTTTGATATCAAATATAGAAATGAGTTTGGAGTAGAAACTGCCAAGAAATGGTTTAATAGAGAAGAATACACTATACCCTCGGAGGTAGTAGTTGGCGGCAAATCGTTTACTAGAGATGACTATAAAGAAATGATGATGACCTATACTTGGTACATCTTCTTTATGCAAAGCGGTGTATACAAATACACCATTAAAGATATACTAGAAAAAAATCAAATTAAATTTGGCGAGTTCCTTAAAAGATTTTATAACCAATGCTACCCACGTTTACGATCAGCTAGTCTAGAATCATTCTCAAATTTTGAAAATCATTTAGAAGCGTTTGTCAAAGATGAAGTCAACGAAACATTGCATAACATAACCTGGAAAAACGATCAAGGTCCCGACATACTGCATTTCGTTTATTTCATTATGGAGTATTTTAAACACTTTGAAACTCTATCACCTATCTTTGAAGATTGGCTGGTAAATGATATGCAAGGCAATGCAAAAAAATGTGCAAGTGAGTCTGCTTTAATTATCAGCGAAAAACGTATGGGTACTACTCATTACGGATTTTTATCTAAAGTAACATATGATCTATATCGTAATGAACAAGAGTTCATTGCCGACATTTTACGATCAAGTCAATATACCTACGGCAATCTTCTTCTTGGGTCGTGGAGTATTAGCATACATCCAAAGAGTTTATGGAAGACCAAGTAAAAGAATTTTACGGAGAAATTTGTTTTCCGGGACTATACTCTATCGAGGATTTAAAATTCTACGATGCCGAATTAGTGAATCGGTATTTGCAAATCTATGACTATGTGGTAGGCGGGTCAACCTGCGTCCTTGACATTGGGTGTGGCAGCGGCTTTATTACAAATTTTTTAGCAAGGCGGCACCCGCATGTTAAATTTTATGCTATTGATTTTAGCACAAGTATACGATATGCTAAATCGTTTGCAGAGAAACACAATATCAATAATGTAACATGGATTGAAGCAGATTTTTTAACCTACAAGTTTAGTCAAGAATTTGATTGTGTGATTTCAAATGGAGTTGTGCATCACATGCCCGACTATACTGTTGCTGTGAAGAAGATAAAAAAACTATTATTGCCCCAGGGAAAATTAGCAATAGGGTTATATAACAAATATGGTAAATTGGCCAAGAAAGTATTTCCGATTACCTATGTCAACAAAACATTATTTTTAGATCAAGAAAGAGCACCGTTTGAAATGAGTTTTTCAAATCAAGAAGTACTAGATCTATTTCCAGAATTTGAGGTGCTTAAAATACATCCAGGTTATAAAAATTCTAAAGTGAATCTTTATAACCTGTTGAATTTCAAAAACGGCGGACTCACCGTTTACGTGTTTAGTTCAAGTTGACCCAACCAGGGTTTGAACCACCTGCATCGTTTACATAGCCCATAAACTTACTTGTTGCTGTAATATAAACCATCATGCCCGGCGACGGAGCAGTAATAAATGCATCCCTGGCAGTAGTAGTAGCATATACTCCTGGCTGGATAATTGGCGCAGTTAAAACACCGTTTGATCCATAGGCCATAACATTATTTAGATCAATGCTAGAACCGTTAGAAACGTTGATAACAAATGCAGATGGTACATAGTTAGAACCACTAACAACAGTTCCATCTGGATCAACAATAAACCCAGCATAGCCACCGTAGCCAAATTTTGAACCATTGTATGCAGATGCCTCTAGGCCTCCATAAAAATCTGAAGGGGCAACGGATGTTGGACTAGCCAATGAACCACGGGATGCTTGTAATTTAATCCAAGCACCGTTAAAATCTCCTGCAAATGCTGACGTTACACCTTTAACAAATAAAGAGCCTTTGCCTTCGTTGGATATTCTAATGTCGCCATCACCAGGGTTACCGCTGGCATTGGTAGCTTTAATATCCATACCACCGTTATTAGCAGTGATATTTAAAATACTGAATCCAGTCTTGCTTACATCGCCAGTCAGATTACCGTTGAATGTTCCTGTAAATGCTTTAGTCGAAGCAGAAAACACCACACTATTATCAGCAGCCAGGATGTTGCCTTTGATATCTCCTGTTACGTTACCAGTAACAGCGCCAGTGAATAGTGCTGTAGCTCCTGCTGTATTCAAAATTGTTGTACTGGTGTTTGAAGAAATTAGATTTCCTGTTACGTTACCAGTTAGGTTACCTGTTACATTACCAGTAACAGCGCCAGTATATGTTGCAGAGGCACCGGATGTGTTTAATATTGTTGCTGCGGTATTTGAAGAAATTATGTTGCCGGTTACGTTACCAGTCACATTACCTGTTAAAGTTCCAGTGAACGCTTTGGTTGATGCATTATAGGCAATTGTACCATCAAGAGCTTTTAGAGAGCCTTTTAACGTGTTATTATCGGAATCAACAATCACACTGCTATTTGCTCCGATAATATTGATCCTGTAGTTGCTGCCGTCAATAACGCCGTCACCTGTACCTGTGCCTGTACCGATTACTACTCCACCAACTGTAGATCCAGCTGGCAAATTGATACGTGAACTAGTAGCACTGATTGTTGCTGAACCAATTTTAACAGTTCCGCCTACATATACATTGTTAAATGGAATTGCTAAACTTCCTAGATCTGGTCCAAAAGATTTAGGAATAATGTCATCGACAACGGTCCCATTTAAATTGATGAATCCCTGTAATGCGTCGACTAGCAAAGAGCTGTCATCGGCTACTACACTGCCATTGAATGCAGATGCTCTAATAACGCCCTGATAGTTTGAAAGATCCGGGTTTATAGTAGCGTTTATTCTATTGTAGCTTGGTTCGTATACAAACGAAATTCCTGTATGTACACCTGTTGTGAACATTGTGGCTGAGACATTGCGAATGTCGCCTGGAGAAAGATTGACTGCTGCAAGACCACCGCTTGTGGTGCCGTTACCGACATAAATTCCACCTGTGGTAGTGTCATAGATCAGCTCTCCTGGTAATGGAACTATCGCTGTTCTCTGCGTGGTCGTTCCTCTTCTAATCTGTAAAGGCATGCTTAAACTCCTGGGTAATCGTGTCCTATGTTATATTTATGCCTGTGGTTCTAGAACGCAGAGTCAAAAAAATAGGGCCCGTAGGCCCTATTTTAAGCTACTATTATTACATAGTAGGTCCGTTACCATTCTTAAATCCTATCGATCCACCTTCTGCTTCGATGCGCTTTATAACATCTTCAAACAATATAGGTGCAAAATCAGGGGTTTGTTCTACACAAACGCAATGGTAGCGTGGATCAATTTCATCACTGTATAAAATTTCACCAGTTTTAGCATCAACTCCACGGGCTTTACGCACACGGTTTGCGTGTAAGTGTCCGTGAATGTTTACACCAAAACGACCCATACTTTCGCTATGCAACGGAATATGACTTAAAATCATACCGTTCATAACATGGTATGCACGTAACTCTCTAAAGTGAGCACGGTAGTCCTCATCCTTAAAGATATCGTGGTTTCCACGGATCAATACCTTATCTCCGTTTAACCTGCGCATAATGCCTAAGGCTTTACGGTTGATAACCACATCACCTAAGTGATAGACTTTGTCAGTGGGCTTGACCCGTTCGTTCCAGGCCTTGACCATTGCTTCGTCCATCTCGTCGGCGTCGTCCCACGGACGTAATTTTGTAACACCATCGTTACGTGTAAAGCGGCATACACCTGTGTGTCCAAAGTGCGTGTCGCTTACTAAGAATACACTTGGCATATCTGCCTCCTTTTTAGTAAACTTCTTTTACAATTTTAAATTCCGTTTCGGGATACTTTGCTTTGAACTCTTCGGTTTTTACAAACTCGTTAAACTCTTTTGCGTTAAAAAACATACGATGAAACACAGATTTGTGATCCATTGTAGTCACTGTAAGATAAACCGATTTCGCCTTGCCTGCCATTGGGTTCCTTTATTCTTGGATTGATTTTCTAAAAACTAGCTCTTGTCTTGCAAATGCATCTTGTTCCCAGGGGCAATCTAAGTACTTGGTCTTTTTGGAATAGCGTTTGCCTTTCCAATAGTTTACGCCATTCTTAGATTTAAGAATGCCCTTAGCAAATTGTCGAACATGTACCATTTCGTGTGCTAGAGTAAGTCCAATGTCTTTGATAGACATTGTGGGTTTAATAATTACAACATAACTGTCTAGAAGATCAATCGGTACTGTATACCCCATGCCTTCGCAGTCTTGTTCTAATTTGATAAACACTGACTTTCGACTGTTAGTCAATCCAAGCTGTGCAACCATAGAAGGAAGAATAGCTTCTATAAACTTCTTCTTCTTTTGGCTACGTGCTTCAACTCGATAATCCATGATCGCCCCTTGTTGCTATAAGACTATTATAACATCAAAGGGCGGGATTGTCAAGTGTTAGGCAATCATCCAATCTAAATCGTCTTTTACTTCAATACTTTCGTTTCCGTCGTACTCGTGAATGCGAAAGAGTGTGCCAGGACGCAACCAAGCAACTTGGAGAGTGTCTATTCCACCTTTATAAACATCTGGATACTTTAGATGAATATAAGTTTGAAGCTTCTCAAAATCTTCTTCGTCGACCATTTTAACAATAGCCGGATCGTATACTAATTCTGGATGCTCTTGATTCCATGTAAACCACCCAGCACCAAAACCAGGAGAGTATACAATGCCTACTAGGCCATCTTTTTCTAATTTTTTCATTAGATATCTCCTTCATGCACTTTGTTTGGAGTTATAAAACCCCACTCGTTTACTGTACCGTTTACGTCATAGGACTTTTCTTGTTCATCATAAGTCCAACCTAACACTCGCATCATTTTATGTTTGACCAGCAGGTTAGGCACACGGAAACGCTCGCAATCATTGAAGCCCATCATAACGCCGACTTCACAGACAGCACCACTACGACAAATACCAGCATGGCAGTGAACAACCACATTCATGCGATTTTCTTGTGCGTGTTGCAACAATTGGACAAGTTCTGCAGCCTGTTCATCTGTGATGGCAAAATCACCTTCTTGCTCAATGTCCAAAAAAGTAAACTGATGCACTTCTTTGAACTTGTGTTTGGGAGTAGGGAATGCCATGTCATGATCAGAAATTTGGATCAACATGCTGTTCTCACCACAGGCGTGATGTTGTCCCTTTGCTACATTTTCCAACGGTATGTTTTCAATCCAAGGCATCTTATACTCCTAGCATTCTATGTCAATTTTATGACCTTTGTCTAATCCCAAACGAATATTTCTGCGTATTCGTTCTGCTACTATTTCATCAAACTTGCGTTTTTCTACTAGCTTGCGATAGTCTTCGTCTCTTTTTGTTTGTAGGCGTTCTTGTTCTACGTTATATCTTATAAGAGCCTGCTGTGTTCTTGATATCTGCATTATAATCGCTCCGTTTAACACGACCGATTCGACTGGCCTTGTTCCAATCGTATTTAATGCCATCTGGGCAAACACCATCTTTGATACTGTCTACACCAAACACTCCCCGCACTTCAAATTCTGGGCCTTGAATAATTACAAATTTTCCAAAGGCCTTAGCAAGATCCATTGCCTCGTCTAAGCCTAGACAATAGGCAAGCTGTACGCCATCCTTGCTGAATACTTTATACACTGTTTCCATTCATTTTTCTTTTCTTTTCTGTTATTTCTTGACAGGTGATACACATTGTACAACCTTTGACTGCTAGCCTACGTGCTTCTGGAATAGACTCGCCACATTCTTCACATTCTTCCAAACTAGGCCCTGTAGGCATTTTGGCACGATGTTCTGCAAGAGCACGATCGTTCATCTGTAGGGCAAGGATCTGTGCAATCTCTGCTTCTTCTTCGTTGTTAAATTCAAAGGTGTTATCAATTGACATATAGGTCCTCGTTTGTTTTCATGTGCTAATATTATAGCACCGTTGTGTGGATTTGTCAAGAGGAGAATTGAATATTGATAGTAATTATGAAGATTTGGTTCGCTAAATTATCAGCATGGCCACCCAGATACTCGTAGTATCTGCTTCAACAGTCCAGCCTAACACGGAATCAGTGATGCTCAATCTTACATACCACGAACATGCTTGATCTTATTGCAACGAATCAAAGGTTTATAACCTTATTATTTGACCCCTCCCGGTGTCTCTTTAACCCTTTCGGTGATTCATCTGACCTTAAACTACTATCAATAACTTGGAGCGGGATAGGAGAATCGAACTCCTGACTAAACCTTGGCAAGGTTTCGTTTGACCATTAAACTAATCCCGCATAGATCTGGTCCGGCGTACAGGAATCGAACCTGTATCTATAGCTTAGAAGGCTACTGCACTATCCATTGTGCTAACGCCAGATGTACTATTATAGCATCAAATATATTCGATGTCAACTGCTAATATAAATCTATATTGATCACTTTGTACGATACCTGGCCTATGCCAAATGCTGCTAGGATAAATCAGCCAGCTGTAGTCACTAGGTCGAACAAAAAGTTTGCCTTCTTGTTCAGGTCCGTTTAGTGCCATCTCTGTGCCGCATGTATCTCTGTCTGCAACATCATCTGGAATATGCAAATAAAAAAGCCCACTTAGCATTTTACTATTTGGATTTTGTGGATGCCAATGATGATGCCAAAGTTTTTCACGGTCTTCGGCACCGTCTAGATTGGTCATAAAACTCCACGCCATCATGTTTGATACTTTTGCTTCTTTGCCCAGGTACATGAAAACGCTGAACAAAAAACTCATACGATACTTTAACCAAATTGGCTCAGGTCGTGCAAAAAGATTTTCTTTAGTTTGGTATCTTGGACTGTTGGTAAAGTAGTTGCCGCTGGCAACAATATCTTTAACAATTTCGATTATTTCAAGATTATCTTTTTCTGTAATTGTTGAACTGAAATCGAACTTTCTAAAAAGTTCGTCTTGATCTATTACCGTTGTCATGTTATCCTTGGAGCGGAGTGAGAGAATCGAACTCTCGACCGAAGATTGGAAATCTGCTGTTTTGCCATTAAACTAACCCCGCATGTATGTATTATATAGCATCTACTATATAATGTCAAATAATTTTTCTCCGATTGCCTTTGCGCTTTACATCAAGAGTAAGACAATGTATGCCCGACTCCCAAAATATTCCATGTCGCTGATTTGCCACATGGCACGTAATTCCTTGTAGTTCCATAAACTCAAATAGTCTAGGCTGATGATTTGAAAAAATAACATTGTTAGGATTCACTACCAGCACATTTGTATCAAAGCTCACAGCTTGATCATAGCCCTTCCATTCAGTGAACCATGCCTGTATCCACTCTTTGCTGAATCGTTCGTAGTTGCTGAATGTCTCACCGTACTTAGGAAAGTCAAACAGCTCAACAAGATGTCCTATTTCCATAATTTTCTTGTTATGTAGGCACTCCGGAACCCACGACTTATCTACACACCACACAGTGTCATCGTCAGTCATAAAGAATCCGTGATCAATGTGACCCCATTCATTGCGTTCTATAATACGTGTATCTAGCATGTTTCGTTTCATCCAGTCTAGTCCCAGTTGACTACCTGGTCCTTGACTGTTCACAATAACAGCATCACCACATTTAAACATGGTAGCAGTATGCCACAGTATTTGGTCTTTGAGTTTTGTGGTATAGGGTTGATTCTCACTCCACCAATGATCAATACCTGATAAGTTGGTTAAAGGAGGTGGAGGCTGACTAATCCAATTGTACCCTTGATCGTATAACTTTTTAAAGATAGCATAATAGTTTACACTATCGATATATCTGTCTGGCATACTTGTGTATGTTTGATAGACAGTATTTCCGTATGCTAGATACTGATCACGAGGAACAACAGGCGCAGCCGGATTTTTTATAAGGAATGTTTTTAAGTCTACAGATCCGTTATATTTTGTTACTGTGGGTCTATGTACAGTTACTCCTAACTGCGACAGCAACAGTGCAAGACCATCTAGATCCTCTTTTGTTTCTTGTAACAGTTGATTAAATTGTTCTTTAATACTGGGATCTAATGCCCAGTCAAGGTCTCCAGCTGAGTAGCTGTCACCAACAATGACTTCTTCTAACGGATCCCAATTGGTCCAAATGCTCATGTTCCTACAATCTCTTTTAGGTAATCATCTGCCCAATAACTGTAATAGCTAGTCGATGATAATTTCTCTCTAGCTTTTTCAAGATTATCTCTCCACTGACACAGGATGAGATTGTGCTTGCCGTTATTAGTTTGAACACCGTTTATTTCTGTTCGTCTATCTTTAGGATCAGGAAGGAATACCATGTCGGGTATAATTTTATTATACTCGTTAGCAATGGCAACAACTTCTTGTTCACTATAATGTGCAGGAAGCACATAGATCATCAATTCAAAATCCCACGGTGGTGGTGAAATATCACTGCCATCTGTTTCATGTACAGTATACTCTGCACTACGGGCATAAGGACATACACTGAGTCCGCCTAACAATTCTGTAGGGCGACTGATATCCTCAACCCATTGTTTAATATCGTTACTCAGCATGACGTGTGATAAAATTCATTTTAATGCTTGCGGGATCAAAAAACTCTTTTACTACGTTACGTGCTTCGTTTACGTCAAAGGGTTTACAACTAAACACATCAATATATGCTGTGGAGTTTGATTCTACAAAATGAGCGCAAATATTACTGGTGGTAATAAGTTGAACTAGACTGTATCCTTGATTAGCTTCGCCTGGTAACAGATATTCGATCAAAGGCTCTCCGTGAGCCTTCATGTCAATTCTGTTTACCATAGTATTGCTGAAATTGTAAATTTCTTCGCGGCTCTTGATGTTATCATTGCAACCTGCGCAATCTAACATTAAATGATATCCCCAATAGCTCAATGTGTACTCCTGTCAAATATATCAGTAGTATCATACTGATGACCAAACTGATAGCGTAATGGTGTTTTATCGGGTAGCATAATACCCTTGTTCTTTAGTGTATCTCTACGTATGACTTGATGCAAGAAGTTTGTGATACCTTCGCCAGTGAAGTCACACCAAGGACCACTGCGTAATTCTTCCATATCAATGTTGGTTTCGTCACACCACTGGATTACACGTATTAAACGACCTTCTAGTTCTACAACCACGTGATAGATATTGTTATCTGCATCTAGTACACGCTTAAATGATTTTCCGTTATCAGCGGCCCATTGCTCTATGGCTTTATATAAGGTGCTAACGAACACACTGTCTTCTGTAGCATTACGGCCAATCTCACTGCCACAGCGCACTCTAAAGTGACTGGGAGTCCAGCCACTGTTTAGTATTTCATTTAATACATAATCTAGTTCTGCAAGAGAAACCAGCGTGTATCCTATGTAACCAATTGACAGATGCTCTAGGCAATATTCAATGCCACGAACTTGTTTTTCTCGTATCGTAGGATTGCCAATATAGTCAGGATGGTTCAGGCCAAATGTCACAATCATATTTGATGATCGTAGGTCCTTGGCAAAATCCTCATCTGCAAATTTAATACCGTTGGTTAGAACCGATACATCTAATCCCATATCGGTGATAGCATTTGATAACTCAACAAAATCTTTTCTTAAACTTGCTTCGGCACCAGCCAGCATAACTGTGCTAACACCTTTTGGCCACTGTTTAATACGATCTAACAGTTCTGTCATGGCAACGTCTTTGATCTTATTATCCGGTAAATGATAGCAGTGAGGGCAATCAATATTGCAACGATCACTGGCTTCAATTAGCACATGCCCGTCCCAATTCCATGCAGCTTTTTGCGGCACTAATGAATCGTAAAACTCTGCATCACTTTCAATCATGTGAACACTGGTTCCATGAACTGCGCAATGTTTACAGATAAACACTTTATTGTTTAATCTAAAACGATAGGCAGGAATGTGATAATGACATTGATGACATAGACTTATTGTTGGGTCTAATAGTGTACCACTTTGGGCAGTGATATGCTCGAGTATTTTTTCAATAGCCGAGTCTTTGAATTGGTTTATACCGCTAATGATAATGTTTTCCATGATTGGGTATTTACCGATAGTATAATGGTCGGAGTACAAGGATTCGAACCTTGGACCCCCTGGTCCCAAACCAGGTGCGCTACCAGACTGCGCTACACTCCGAAATTGGTTGCAGGAGCCGGAGTCGAACCGACGACCTGGAGCTTATGAGACTCCCGAGATACCACCTTCTCCATCCTGCGATAACTTTATAGAGGCTCTCTGTGGCGCTTGAATCCTTGGTAGCCCATCTCTTCATGGCCGGTCCTTGCTTTGGTCGACATTGGCAAGTTTTTCGGTGTTCCACTGTAGCTACTCAGAAAGCATTTATAAAGTTACTTTAGTAAAACAACCTAAGGTGTATTGAGTATGTGGGCTATGCCGATCACAGTGACTGGGATACCAAACCTGATCTTTTTACAGATTCTAGGTTGTTTTAATAAAGTGTCTAGCCACTCCCACCACAGGAGCCCTAGACTGAGCTGTTACTCTGTCCACTAGCCTTTCCATCTAGACGGTGCTTAGGTCCGCCTTTGTGATTTCTCAAGTCGCTTTAAACAAGCCTTGCGGTAGATCCAATGCACCGTGCTCTTATGGATTTGGCAATTACCCTAACCAGTACGTCGGTCAGCCACGGGGTCTGTTAGAGCAAGCCTTCTGCTTGTAATGTTGCCACTACGTCATCTGCAAGAGGAATCTCTGTGCGGATGTTAGACTCAAGGATTTCATCATTGAGCTTCTGCTTCTCTTTCTTGAGATTTTGAATCTCAGTCTTTACCTGATTGATCTGCTCCTGACTTACTACAGAAGTAGATACTGTGTCACTGTAACCGTAGATACGGCTACGACCTTCGTCCTTGCTGTCACGAATCTTAGCCAGCTTGCCCGTGATCACTGCTAGGTCGGTAACAGGTGCTGCCTTGGCTAGAGTCTCGAGCTGACCAACACGCTTGTCAATGAAGGCAGCTTTGGCCAATGCTAGGTCAATGCCTGCACTAGTGTTTGCCTGTCCAACCAAGCCACGGATGTTGTATAAAGCCAACAACAGCTTTTGACGACGGGCGTCATTGGCAAACAATTCATTGTTTGCACGAGTCAATTCAGCCGCAACATCCTGAAACTCATTGAGTTCGAGTGTGTGCTGAATGTCAATAGCCTTCATGGCTTCCTGGATGCTGTTTTGAACAGCATTTGCTTTACGCAGAGTGATATTCATTTTTCTTCCTTGTTTTCAAAGTTGCTAGAAAATCTTTTCTAGTGTACTGTCCAGCGGCAATTTCTCGCAATGCCGTTACATTGGACGAGGCATCTTTGCCTTCTACTTTTTGCATTGAGCCGTTTTTAATTTCTCTTGATCGTTGTGCCGCAGCCAGAATCATTTCAAATCTTCCTGCACCGTATGCTGCCACTGCTTCTTCTGATGTATATCTTGACATAATCACTCCATGTTAAAGTAACGGGTCAACGAAAGGTCAAGTAATAGACCGGACAATATGCAATGAAGGGTTGTAATCTTCGTTGACAATGTGCAAAATACAATACACAGAGGCCCACATATATCCAATCAGCAAATGACATTTGGTTAGAATTGGAGCACATGAACACGTTCCAGTTTCAAGTTGGATTGTAAGTTCGGAGTAAGCATGAAGCTCATTCCTATGTGTCTACCCTCATCTACCTTTCGTCTTACCGGTTGTGTATTACTACACAACAACAACTATTATACTATACTTGTTGACGAATGTCAACTGTTTTTTGCAATAAATTTAACGTCCCAAGCCAAAATAACTCTTTCGCCAGGGGCATTCCACGGATATACTGTATGTGGTAGGTATCCTGGGAATACAACCATTTTTGCAATTTCAGGAGTAAATTTCCAATGGTCGTGAAAAACAAACCTATCGGGATGTTTCAGCGTTGGAAATCTAAATTCAATACATGCATCAGTGTTACGAGCATTTTCATCTAGTGTAGGCACATCGATATAGATGTTTCCACTTAGGTGAGCTTCGTGACTATGCATGACTTGATAGTCTCCGCTGGTCTGTTTGATAGTCCAGGCAGAAACCAACACGGGTTGATAAGGAATTTTCAAACTGGTTTGTTTTTCTAGGTTAGCAATGTAATCATTACTGATCTTCAAAACGTACTGTTCCAAAATACTGATATCCAATCCAAGTTCATTTGGCAGCAGTTGAATCTGTTGTCCACCGCGAACACTAATA